TTATTTGCCTATTTTCTTTGCAATATCTTTAGGGAGTGCTTCTTTGTTAACAAGAATGCTCACTGTTTTTGCAAGGAAGTATGGTTCCGACACATAGAAGAATCCGCCATATACTTGGTTAGTATCCCATGAGTTTTTAACCTTATAATAGCGATTACCCTTTTGGTCTTTTGCCACTCCTACGATTACCATGCCATGGTCATCGGTCGTTTCTTGACGGTCAAACATTTCTTGACGCACCTCTTGTGTCACTTCAATCTCTTCACAAGGACCATCGATTTTGTAACGTTCCTTCTCCTGGTCTTGATCACTCAATGTCACCCAACGAGAGAGTTCAGTCCCTTCAAGAGCCGACACATCTTTCCCCTTTGGCATCACAGCATAACCTTCACGATATTTAAACCCTTTTTCGCTCACATCGGCTGCCCACACTACCGAATAACCATTTTCAATGGCATTATCCACGATAGCCTTCAATTCTTCAAGTTTCACATTATCATACAATCCCCAGAACCAATTATCTGCCACTTCAAGTACAAATGGTTTATAGAATGGGTGGTGTGTAAATGAAGTCACTGCTACATAGTCTTCCATATTCAACCCCAATGATTGTGCAAATGATTGTGGAGTATATGTTTTTCCTTGATATGTGAATGATTCGGGCACGGCACCAAGATAAGCATCAAGAATTCCATTCAATCCCTTGCGCCATGCAGTTGAGATGCGACGATTACGATTTGACTCTACTCCTCTCATATAGGCTTGAAGCACTTCATGTAGCTCGCCGTGGTTATGTTTTTCTTCGCCATATCCCAATCCCGAATATACCTCCTCGGGCACTGCACCCATCTTTTCCCACACCAAGGGAACATCAAGAATGCTACCTCCGGGAGAGAATGCAGTTGCGCCATACATACGCAAATAGCGGTCAGCTTTTTCTTCATAACAATAACGCACGGTAAACATCTCCGACAAATCTAATTCCATACCCGTTTTGCGGAGTATTTCGTCTTCAAAAAACGATGTTCCGGCAAAGCACCAACATGTACCCGACTTATTTTGGTCTTTTACCGAAGTGGTCTTTACCACTTTCACATCTTCAAACTTAAACCCCGTGCTGTCATTTTTCTCAGATTTTGTATCGGCAACGGCTCCTACTGCCATTCCCAATCCGAGCATTGTAAATAATACTTTTTTCATCTTTATTTAATATTTTATATTTGATTTTCAACTTAACCCCACAAAGTTAATAAATTCACAACAATAAAAAAAGTCCCGGGTAAACCCGAGACTCTTAAATATATTAGAATAATAAGTATGTATTAGCGAACAACTTTTACTACTTGTTTTGCGCCGTCGGCAAAGATTGCTTCAACAACGTAAACGCCGTTAGCTTGGTCTGCCAATGATACTGATTCAACACCATTTACAGTTTCTTGTGCTACAAGAACACCACCTGCATTGTAGATGCTAACCACTGCATCTTCCATTACAGTAACAGCATTACCAATAACTTGGATGCGGTCAACCACTTGTGATGCTACTGATTCAATACCTGTTTGTGCTGAATATTCCACTGGAACAATACCATAACCTTCAACACCGGCAACTTGCATTTCAACTACAGGTGTTTCTTCGCCAAGTTTGATGCGTTTGATACCTGATTGATGCAATGGATTAGTTGCGTCAAATGCTGTTGCGGGTTTTCCCACTACAGATGCTTCGGCATTAGCTGGTGCGATATAACACCAGTAGAGGTAACCGTCTTTACTTGGTGAAAGTTGAGTTATGGCTGTTTCTTGTGAGCCTGCTGCACCTTCAAGATTGATTGGAGAGCCATCGACAAGAACAGGATTGAGTTCTGATAGAGCCGCGGGATCGGGGTTAGCCAAGATATCGCTGTATTTGAAGCGGTATAGACCGGCTTTTGTTTCATCGGTTGCTGTTACGATGTAGATATACATATGGTCATTTTCTTCATCGATATAGAATGCGCTTGGTTGCATTGACACAGCACCACCAATTACTCCGTATGGAGGCATTGAACCCACCTTATCGGCTGCGGTTCCTACATGCTCATCTTTGAAACGGTAGATACCGAATCCGTTGTAACGCATACCCAACCAGTAAAGTGGTTTCCCGTCAGTGTCATTTGTGATAGCGAAACCTGACTTGATACATCCGTATGACCATTGGTTATTATAGAAAGCCATCCAGTTGTTTTCCATCCATGATGGATAGTCTTGCGGAAGAGCTAATGCGCTTGCTGCAATCTTGCGAACACAAACGTTACGGTCGTTTACATAAAGGATTCCGTTGTTGATATAAAGTCCCATCGGGTCTTTGTATGCGTTGTTGCCTGCGTTGTCAAGAACGACTGCTTGGAATGTGTTGCCATCGATTTGTGAAATATAGAATAATTTACCGTCACCTTCGTTAGCGGCAGTAGCTGTATATGTAAATGATTTACCTGCGCTCGCTCCATAGATACGGTTGCTGAACTCGATAAGTTGGAATGTGTGAGGAACACCGCCTACGTCGTATGAAGAAGTTGTTCCATCATTTGCGATACCATAAAGAATACCATCTTTGCCTGCATAGTAAAGACCACCGGGCATCGTGATTGTTTTACCTTTAAGAGCGATATTGTCATCTCCTTGGATTTGGAGATATTTCCATCCGTCAGCGTTTTTATATGCGTCAACTACAGTTGTAGGAACTTTTGCGGTAATGCCTGCGCTTGCTTCAGTAAACACGCCTTCTGCCATTGATGCAGGAGTAGCGGCACCTACGATAATCGTTTCAACACCACATCCTTCAAACGCTCCGGCTTCAAGAATACAAAGAAGACCGCCAAGGTTGATTTCTTTCAATGACGCAGCACCGGCAAACGCTTCTTGCTTAACGGTGAGAATGTCTTTAACTGCGGTGAATGATTCAAGTGCGGCACAATCTTTGGCAATACCTACAGGTGCTTCTGAATTGTCAACTGTGAGTGATTTCAATTTAGCGTTCTTAGATGCTACATAACGTCCGATAGTACCTTTTATGCTCAATGTTTCGGCTGAAGTGTTTGAAAGTGAGTAGTCGCCGAAGTTTTCACAATTGGCAAGGGTGATAGCGGTAAGGTTGGTAGCGTTTTCGTAAGTATATGCTTTCACCTCTTTGATTTCTGCGTCAGCGATAGTGGCGTTAGCCGATGCCACAGGATAAGCGTATGCTACTGTACCGTCGATTGATGTAACGGTTCCGTTTTCTTTTACTTTGTAAGATGCATTTGATGCGTCAAGTGTGATCGCTTTCAATGATGTACAGTTGCGGAACACCCCTTCTCCTAAATTTGAAAGAGACGCTGAGAGTGCGATTGACTCCAAGGCGGCATTGTTGGCGAATGCCATGTCATTGATTCTTGATACTGCAGCAGGGAGTGCGATTGCTCCGTTCAATGCACAACCATCAAACGCTTGCTTGCCGATTGTGGTCAATGATGCGGGAAGTGTGAGTGAAGACACCGGTGAGCCTGTAAACGCAAGAGCGTCGATAAATGTTGTACCTTCGTTCAATTTTACTGTAGTGAGTGATTTACAGTTTTGGAAACATGAACTTGAAACTGTTGCGATGCCGCCGTGAAGATCGAGTGATGCAAGACCGGTGTTGGCAAATGCGTTTGCGCTTAGCGTAGTGATTGTTGCGGGAATCACAGCATCAACAAGTGCGGTACAGTTTTCAAACATGTTTGAATAAACCGAAGTCACTTTTGGTCCGAATGTCACTTTCTTAAGTGAGGCGTTTCCGCGCCATGGGTTGTTGGCTGGTTGTTGTGACATCAATGGACGGTTGATTACCAATTCTTCAAGTGTGCTGATGTAGTTGGTTGTATCAACAGTGTATTTATATTGGAAACCGCTGGCTGCGGTGATTTCCAATTCGGTGTCACCCTCTTCGATAATGATTTTCTTCAAACCTGTACATCCGTTGAATTGGTTTGACTTGATGGCGGTGATACCTGCGGGGATTGAGATCTCTTTAAGTGATGAACAGTATTCAAACACGTTACCAAGCATTGTTCCGGTTACTCCTGTAGGAATATTTACCGATTCCAATGCGGTACACCATGAGAACATACCTTTCACAAGTTTAGTGATAGTGTTAGGAAGAACAACACTTTTCAATGTGGTGTTAGGCTCAGCCGCTTTACCTTTGAATGCGGTAGCCGCCACTGAGGTTACAGTGTATTCTGCACCGTTATAAGGCACTTTATCCACTACAACGACATCAACGTATGTGCCGATTGCTGTTGACGGTTTTTGCACCGCTGCTGTTTTTGACGAGGCTGTCAACTTGTAAGTGACACCTTCGTGGTCAATGGTTTGAGCATTGACTGCAAAGCCACATAGAGCAACCACGCTCAATAATGCGACTTTCTTAAGATTAGTAATAATGTTCATAAGTAAAAATATTAAATTAAAAAATTAGTGTTTACTATTTGATATAATTAAGGAATATACGGCAAAGGTAAATAATATTTTCAAATATGCACAAAATACTTCGTTATTTTTTCACTAAAATGCTGTTAAACCATCTAAAAACATCCTTAAATGCACCATTAGCTCAAAAAAAAATAAAAAAATGCGATTTTACTTGCATAATAAAATAAATACATCTACCTTTGCAATCGCTTTGCTTATCATTATTATAACAAGCAGGTCCCATAGCTCAGTTGGTTAGAGCACCTGACTCATAATCAGGGAGTCCTTGGTTCAAGCCCAAGTGGGACCACACACCCCAATGAATTGTCTATCAATGAGTTGGGTTTTGTTTTTAAACAAGCCGGGACAAATTCGGGACACGATTTTTGCGAGTTTGTACCAATGTTTGACAGGTCGCCATGGCTTGCCAAACAAAAAAAATGTCAAAAAACAGTCTCCCACGCGGATTGAATTTTAACAATTCCAATTCCGCATCAATTTCAACAATAATTCAATACACAATTCCAGTACTGCGAGAAAATAAAAATGCGTGGTACATTGAGTTCTATGCTTACGATCCTCTTTTTTCAAAAATGAGAAGAAAGAGAATTAAGGTAAATCGCATTAAAAATATTCGAGCAAGGCGACAATATGCACGAGATTTAATTAATCGCATATTGCAACAATTAGTACAAGGGTGGAATCCATGGATTGAGCAAGATTGTGAAAATTTATCGTTATTCTCTGAAGTTTTAGAACGATATACTAATAGTATAAGGAGAATGTATGAAGATGGTTTATACAGAAAAACGACATTCGAGAATTACAAAACACATTTGCAGAAACTAATCGAGTATAATAATCAACGATTTCAACCAATATATTACTTATATCAGCTTGATCTAAAGTTTTGCAATGACTTTTTGGAATACATATATATAAAGTTGGAATTGTCGGCTCAATATCGTAATAATTGTTTGACGTTCATCAAAGCATTTTGTGGGTGGTGTGTTTCCAAAGGTCTTATAAAAGCGAATCCGGCGGCAGAAATTGCCCCATTCGGGCAGAAACTATGCAAAAAGAAACGTCAGGCAATACCTAAAGAGCTTCTAATGCGTATAAGCGATTATCTTACTAATTATGACAAGCCATTTCTTTTGTCTTGTTACTTACTATACTATTGTTGTATTCGCCCGGGTGAGCAAGTAAAATTGCAATTATCAGATTTCAATCTAAAAGAGAGTACAATAACAATAAGGGCTGAAGTCAGCAAAAACCATAACACACAGACGATAACAATGCCTAAAAAGGTATTGCACTTAATGTTGGATCTAAAAATATTTACCAACCCACAAGAGTATTATTTATTTTCAAGCAATATAATGCCCGGCTCAAAACAAGTTTCTCGCCGAATGCTATCAAAGCATTGGGATAATATGCGAAAGAGGCTAAAACTATCTGAAGAATATCAATACTATTCACTCAAAGATACAGGTATAACAGATATGCTAAACAAAAAAGTGAGCAATCTCGCCGTTAGAGACCAGGCACGACACAGCTCACTTTCCATAACCAACATATATGCAAGGGCTGCAGATAAAGATGCTAATCAAGAAATACTGAATCTTGATTGCGATTTTTAATCAATAATGCGATAAAACACTCCTTTTTTGAGTTCCGACATTCCATTTTCGGTAAATGTAGCCGTTATCTTTTCGCATAAATATTTTTTGCCATTGATAAAAAACACAGAACGTACGTTTGGGATACTGTCAGAAATGAAAGAAAATTGAAATTTCTGTGTGTGATTAATTTTATAGTTATTATTAAGAGTAGCAGCCCCAATATTCTTCAATCGAAGCGAAAATCCGCTTCTGTAAGATTTTGTCCAATCAGAACTAATGAATACATCATCAATAAAAGGGATAGGGTATCTTCCCGGTTGAATATTTACTCCATTCCAAAATCCAACGAATAGAGAATCGTAGAACGATTCAGGGTTCGATTTTTCTCCGGTTTTAATAATTTGCGCCGGGTATGAATTAGATTGCAAGTACGCAGAAAGATCGTAACTCATATCGAGGGTTCCTGCATCAAGCACCATACACAATCCGAAAGCATCCATATCTGTTTCATCAATACATACAGGAATCATATTAAGTTCAATTTCATTGGCATTTTCTTCTTGGTTATTGATAAGAGGAGAATACACATTAATAGGAATTAAATAACAACCGACCCAAGGTCTTGCATCAGCAGAGCCACTTTTATAAGCATAGATAATAAAATAAGTATCAATATCTTCAGCGTATAAAAGGCTATTAAATAAATGGAATTTGCTAATAGCTTCTTGAGTAGGTCCCCATGTATCATTAACCATTTGGTATTCTGCCAAATAAAACTTAAAAAAAGACGTCGCTTCAAGGAGTTCATCAATTGTTTTGTATTTAATGAGTTTATCCTTATAATAATCAAGAAACCAATCGGCAGAATAATATTTACTCATGTTATGTCCTCCATCTTTATATTTAAAGTTAGAAGTAGGAACATAATCAAGAACCATTTCACTATCAACTTCTGCACAAAAAGAATCTATTACCATGTCAATTTTCTCTGTAGGTAGGACATTTTGTATGGCATTGGAGAACGAAAAAACAATATGCTTTTGTTTGTGGTCAATATCAAATTCAGCACCCATAAAGAGTTCTAACTCTTTAATAAATTCAGTTAAAGACCATTTAGGCAAAATAGCAGCGAAATCACTCATCTCCCAAGCAAATGGGATTGAGTTACAAATTAATAAATACATATAAGAGTTATGGGTCTCCCAATCTTTTAGGTCAGAAGTATATCCTACGGCATCAAAAATCTTTTTAGTAATAAAAATTAGGTATGGTTGCCAAGACAAGCCTTTCGTTTTTTCGGACCAGGTATATATACCATTGTTATATACGACATCGTTTTGAACATTGCCTGAATGGTAGTTAACCCAAGGAAGCGCGACATAGTTACATCCATCATCAATAGACTTCCATGATTCTTCAGGAGTAAAGACAGCAGGATCTGTGCTTGATGGCGCGCCAAGATCTAGACTATTGATATAAATCTCATCAAATGAGTTTTTGAAATTCTGAGCGCTTCTTCCGTCAAGAAATTGAGTCTTAATCTCTGTTTCTGAGATTTCGGTAACTGATAGAACTCCTGCTCTGTAAAACGATTTAGCTATAATTTCACAATCAAATAAAGTATTTGATATATCAAAATCAAAACGATGAGCAAATCCAAAAATATCTATATTTTCGATGCAATTTTTTAGCGGAAAAGATATAGAAAGAGAATATCCGTCAGCATCCGAAAACAAGCGGTTTTCAGCCACGAACTCAAAAGAAGTACCTTTCTTTAGAACAGCATCTTTGCCGTTGATAATGATTCTCATTTTCGTTTTGATTTTGGGGTTTTATTTCTAATTAATTTATCGTAATCATCTTGAGCTTTTTTAATTCCGGTGTCACCTGTAACAGTATTTACCGTAACGAAAGGGTCGTCAAGACGTTCATTAAGGCGACGAATTACACTTACATACCCAGCAAGGGCAACAGCTTGTGTAGTCAAAGATTCCGAAATAGCATTTCCGTCATTAGATGAAGCTATAATGGCCGGAGCAGAGATAGTTCGGGAAACATCATCAGCTTTCAGTGAGCCTATAGTGTTTGTCCTTTGGGCATAATCCAAAGCCTCAATCATAGGTCGAGCCACCGGAGATGCAAGCAGTTCTTGGCTCGCCACCCATTCGCCTTTGTGAACGATACCGGCAGGCTCATACTTACCACCTTTCGGGGTGAAACCACCCGAAGCATAACCTTGAGCCTCTGACGCCTGTTGCTGTTTCTTGATTGCTGTAATTTGTAACATTCCGGCTGCGACAGCCATTGCTGCCGCTATCGGAGCAAGTGTAAATCCAACAAGAGGGATTGCCGCAGCAGAGCCATAGGCACTAATTGCATTTTGTGCAGTTTGAGCGACAGCCTGAATAACTTGCATTGCAAACATCTTTTTATTTGCCTCATTTTTTGCTTTTGCAATTTCTTTTTCTTTTTTCTTTTCTATTTGGTTAACTTTATAAGCATTACCTTCAGCTAAAGATATTTCTTTTTCATACCGTTTTTCAAGAGCAGCCGTTTCAATCTCTAATTCAGCCTGCACAAGTGAAGACATTTGAGAAAAGATAGCTCCCATACCAGACATAACAGCATCAAAGGACTGTGTAACAGCTTTACCGGCATCGGATTCGAGCCATTTTATAAGTTCAGCATTCGCCTTTTCGAGTGCATTCCGATTCTCATCAACAGATAATAGTCCATATTTCTGTTTTAGAGCAAGTTTCGCTTTTTCAAAAGCTTCCTCAATTCGTAGCTTTTCTGCCGCATTGTCTCCGGCCGCTTGCAATTCGGCATTATATACTTCTGTTAAAATTTTAAGGTCATTATCATATTTTGCCTGACGATCAGAAGGGTTGTCACCGAAATAGTCTGATTTCATTTTCGCCAATTGGTCTTGATGCTTCTTCTCGGCTGCTTCTGTTTCTGCATTTCGGCGTTGCATATCTTGGAACAAGGCATTTTGATAATCTCGTTCTGCATCTAATCGTTCTTGAGTTCCCTCTTGATATATTTGAACAACACGGCGTTTATGCTCAAGATCACATAAAGCAATTGCATTATTATAAGCCTCTAATGAAGTTTGGCCATTAATATATCGTTGTTTTTCGGTAGCAACAAGTTCAAGATGGCGAGCATTTTCAGCGTCAAGAGAAATTGCATTATTTGTCTCTTGTTGTTTCTGCAATGTGTCATAATATTGAGCTTTAAATTGCAGTTGCTCATCAGCTGATGCTTCTGTATGGTTCATCAGATTCTTATAGTATTCAACAGCAATTTCATCAATTCTTTTCCTATAATCCTCATACGATTTTTGCCCTGTGGCATAAGAGATCCTGTTTAGAGCTTCTTCACGTTCTTTCCACTCCTTTTCAGCCTTGAATTTATCTTTGACCGTAGCATCATCCACCTTGTAACACTCACAAGGAAGTTTGCCACATTTGGGACATTTCTTGATTGTGTTATCACCAGAATCACTATCATCACCAACCATATCGTCAAACACCTGTTTCGAGAGGTTTTCATTAGCGGAGCGAATATCTGAAATTTTCTGATCATAATAATCACGTACCGCATCAATGCGCCGTTTCCAAATCTGATACATGGGTTCACCAGTGTCTATGGATTCTATAACCATTTCTTTAGCTTGACGAGAATTTCCATAAAATCGGATATCCTGGTCATTCAAATCTATATCTTCGTAAATCTCATCAAGTTTTTGATTGCGTTCTCCCTCTAATCGCAGAATTTCTCGTTCGTTAGATACAAGTTGTTCTTGCCGAGCCTTTGCACGAGCCGAATTGAGAATGCTTGTCGTCAGACGATCATACTCATCGGCTGCATTACCGGCAAGAATAGCTTCGGCAGATAGATTTCCGAAGTAGTCGGGATATTTCTCTTGCAGTTGCTTGATTGCAGAAATTCTTTCCTCCAGACTGCGTTTTTGGTCTTGCGATGCCTCATAAAGCAGTTTAAGCGTCGTCAATTCATCCAAAGAATTTTCGTGAGCCTTTTTCTCAATGTCATTGAGTTGCTTTTGAGCAAGCGTTAACTGCGTTGTTCTTGTTATCCACAGAGCCAAACCACCCACGACTGCCGTAATAGCCGTTGCAATCAAACCGATAGGAGAAAGTTTGAGTGTATTAGAAAAAAGTTTAAATGCAGCTGTCGCGCGAGTAACATTTCCAGAGAGTAACGCAACGGCAGCTGTCGAAATATACGTTACGGCAGTCCATGCCACAGTAGCCGTTTTTGCAATAGCTTGAACTGCGGCAAGAGCCTTTGTCTTGATAGCCGAAGCGTGAACAGCAATATTGTATGCCAATATTGATGCCGTGAGAACCGCAATCACGCCTTTGTATTTATCCACAAAAAAAATAACGTCAATTAGAACTCTAACTATCGCTCCAGTGGAAGAAATAACATGATTCATCACAGGAGCAAGTTTTTCCCCTAATTCTCGTTGCAGTTCTCTGAATTTCTCTTTAGCTTTATCAAGACCTGCTTGCACTGTATTGTTTTGGATTGCAAATTCTTCATCTACAGAAGTCGCCTCAATAAAGGCTTTATTGGACTGTTGCATTCGGGTTTTAAGTTCTTCAGACTTGTTAGCCAAAGTTTGGAACGTTTGAGTCACACCGGCTCCAGCAGTGCCAAGTTCTTTAAGTGTCGCCGACATCTGCATTTGGTCCATTTGAGAGAGACGGTCAATAAACATCATTAATCCTTCAGTTGATGAACGTTTAAGTGTCTCTGTAAACTCTTTAGCATCAAGGTTTGCGATTTTAGCGAATTTAGACGGATCCGCATACATTCTTGTTACCACCCCTTGCATTGCAGTTGCTCCTTTTTCCATTGTAACACCATTGGAATCAAGCACCGCACCAAAAGCTAACATTTCTGACATGGCCATATTTGAGGAACTGGCTATTGCTCCAAAACGAGACGCAAAATCTACAAGATTTGGAGCCGAAGCGGCACACACTTGCGACAAGGTATTAACGGCCGACCCTGTCGAAAGCATCGCCTTTTCAGTCCCCATCTCTGTTTCAAGATTAAATATTCCGGAAAGTTTGGATATAATCTCCGGCGCATCGGTTCCCAACTCGTCCATAGCGACACTAATTTTATCTCCAGCACGAACAAAACCCAATACATTTTCAACCGAATCTTTACCGAGACGACCGGCCGATTGAGCAAGTTTATTTAACTCTTCCCGACCAGTACGAGTATCCATTTTCTTAAACTCCTCATTTAAGGACTCAACCTCTTCGCGAGTCATACCAGTGAACTTCTGCGTGTTGGCCATTTCCTGGTCAATGGAAGCATAGGCATTTACAGCATTACGACCAGCTGAAACGACTTTCATTACAATAGCAAACGCAGCTACAGCCATAGTTTGCCACTTATTTATAAAATCACCAAGTTTTTGCCAACGAGTTCTTTGAGTAGCAAGGGTTGAATTAACCGATTCGAGTTCCTTTTTTACAGCGTGAATTTTTTCAACATGGGCATTCCACGCATCGGTCCCTCGTTGCATGTTATTAAGTTCTTTATTAAGTTGTTTTAGAGTTGCTTTCAATTCTTTTGGCGTCGCTTTATCTAAACGTCGCAACACATCGGCAGCATTTACTGTTGCCGATTGCATCGATTTTAATTCTCTACGAGCTCTTGAAAGTTCTTTGTGTATGGTTTTAGCCGATTTATCACCTGAAGCCTCGGCTTTTGCATAAGCAATTTCAAGGTCTTTGACGAGTTTTCTTTGTTGTTCAAGTTCCTGTTTCGCTTTTTGACCGTTTACATCAAGTTCAACGGTTGCTTTAGTAGTATAATCACTCATAAATTCGCTTATTTTTAACGAAATTGATAAAAATAAGCAAGGTAATAAAAGACAAAAAAACCGAGTTCAACGGCTTTCACAAGCGATTGAACCCGGAGAAAAAATGTAAAAACCTATTGGTTTGAATAGTCCGGTTATCGGGGCTTCATAGCCCAGCCATGGCGACCATCACGCAAGAATACTACCGTATAGCCCATATCGAGCATTACATTTGCTACTACATTTGCGTTGAGATCTGCCATGTCGGCAAGGTCGGTGATAACCTCCTCGGTAGAACGAATCACCGTACCCATATCGTTAGGATTTTCAGCTGGCTCATAGTTGGCCAAGTATTGAGCAACGATAAGAGCCAAGCCTTTTATTTCTTTATTTTTCGCCATTATCAGCCTCCTTTCTTAAGTTATGTTCTGCAATATAGTCATTAAGTACATCGGCAAGAAATATCATATCTTCAACATGGTCAAACCACATTGCCCAACTTATATTTCTTTCGTCGATAGTTTCTATCTCGATAGCCCCATGTCCGGACGAATAAGATGTTATAGCGACCTTTAGGCCGTTAGGTGATTCTGTTATTATTTTATTCATAGTTCGTCGGGGTTAATGTTTTTAGATTCGCGGAATAAACCCCATGAGAAAAAGGGGAGAGTGGCGGCAGCACTCCATTTGTGGAGCGAGAAGTCATCGACTGCCCAGCCCCACCACATAAGTAAGGCAGTAATGGCTGTAAGCACCCATGGGGTAGCCTCATGTTGGATAATGGTTAGCACTGTGCGACCGGCTATGCGTGTCGCTGTTCTGATTACTCGTTTCCAACTAATTATTGGTTGGATTGTTTCGGCAATGTGTGCCGATGTCAAAGTTGCTTCTTTCATTTTGGTAAGCAATTAAAATGAAACAATATATTTATTTATCACCGGAGACGAAAAAAGTTCCGCTCCCCGTTGCTTACCACCTAATACAGGCTGTGGGCGCATTAACGCTCCACACGGGACGGAACTATTATTATTTTCAGCCACGGCATAAAAAATGCCAACGGCTGTAGTTGGCGATACGTTCGCCTGTATTGAATGGTAAGCGATACAAAGGTAGGAAGACTTTTTTGAATGTGCAATACCTTTGCCTAAAAAAAATAGCCACATATTTGTGGCTAAAATATTAATAGTCATAGACAATATTGCCTATGTCAAAAAATATATCTTAATGATTATTTTTAGTGGGTCGAATTTTGTTAATCAAAAATAACAAAGCTCCCACATCTATACTTCCAAAAATCGAACCTTCAAGTGAATGTCCTCGCACGATTAAATCATATGAAAAATAAAAAATACCAGCAATGACAAGAAATATCAATAAAAGTCCTACCAATGTAACAATAGTTGAAAGATTTATCTCTTTTTTTGCCATACCCAACCTTTTGAAGTTGAATTTAATTCTAGCATCTTGCTCAATCTCTGTGCGCTTCATAATCCAAGACACAGCAGTCTCTTCTATAGCTTTCAACTGTCGCAGTTCTTCAGCTGGAGGCAATAAGCTATCATCATATGCTACGTTATGTTCCAATGACAAACCAGTTTGATTTTTATCAATTTTATTTTGCTCAATTTTTTTTGCCATTGTTTTTGTTTTTTAGTTCGTTTTTTACTTCTTCTGTTGATTTACGAAAATCTTTTGCTAAGCGCTCAACGTCCTCACGCATATTCTTTCTGCCCTCTGCGATACCTTCAAATTCGAGTTGTCCGATACAGCTCGATATACGACAAGCCCCCATCATACACAACGCATGAGGTTTTGCTTCAATCCAATTAAGAGTTGTCCTAAAAATTTTCATACCACATAGATTTTTTCGTATAATAATAACGTTTTAATCACAAAAAATATTTTGGCAGATTGGTAAATTCTGTGACAAAGATAGTAAAATTAATATTATCATATTATTTTTTTTAATAAATATTGAAAAAAGCCCCGACTTTCACAAGCCGGGACAAACCCAAATCTATTTTACCAATGAAAAGTTTACATTATTCCGCCCACAGAGATTCGGCTTAATGCCGACTGTGGAAATTTTTCACAACCGATATAGAGTGTATCAAACGCATCAGTACCATCAGTACGATGCTCAAGTAGGTTTTCTTCCGATTCCTCAAGCTTTTCGCCCCCTTTATCCTTTCTGAAGCCGTTGCGTCCACGAGTAACACCGGCACTCTGCACAGCGAGAATAAGGTCATCGTTATTCTGACGATTGAAAAAAGGCATAAGCCGTTGCTTTCCGGCAAAACCTTGATTTATCAAAAGGTATTTTTCATCATGCCGCATAGGATTGCCGAGATACACATCTATCACCTCCCAGCCATGGCGTTGAAATTCGTGCATAACCACCCAGTGATAATCTTGATCATTCACCGCATAGTTGCTTCCAAGAGCCGTTGCGTCATAATAAAAGACAATAGTTTTATTTTGATGATTAGTATAATAAGAGCAGAAATCATCTATCAATGCAGGGATTTTGCGTTCAAATTTCGTGTAGAAGCTCTTAACGACGTTCAACCTTCGTCCGTTAGCTTGACCGGCTACTATCCAGTTGATATTAGCATTGTAATCCATGCCTATACAGATTGGGGCAAGAGGATTAACATCCTTATCTGCCCGGCTGTCAAGAAGTGATTTGTCAAAGTCATAGCCTAAACTATCAAGATAATCAAAATCACTGTCATTATATTTATGTTTTTCACGCATTGACGAGTAAAAACCATCTTTGGTAATTCCGATCCTCTGACAAAGGATAGAGGTTTGGAATGTTTTAGGAGTAAGGTCGCGCTTCATCTGCTTGATGTAATTTTCACCAAGCAGTTGCAAATTTTCGATTGAGCTATATTCCTTATAATATACAGCCACACTCCGCATTTTATTAAGGTTAGTATCGAGCCGGCGAAGATAAGAGCGGAGATAACCGGGAACAGGCTTATTCTCGGCTCGGAGCCGACGTATTCTTTCTTTTGTTTTCCATATTTCATAAACAGTTCCTTTAATTGTCTCGATGAGCTCTTCATCCATTTTCTCCTTATAGTGTAAGAACCAAGAGCCTTTTTGTGTTTGAGGCATATCGCTCAAAATCATAATGGCATGGTTGTAAGAGTGGCGACCGAAATAAGACTTGATACCACCATTCGCGGGCAAAGTTTCATCTTTCAGTTTCTGATAGTCAATAAACTTTGCTTCGTCGACCAGCACCCAACTCAATGTTAGAGAGTTAGAAGAACCTGGTCTATCTTGACTCACGATGACAGCGATACTGCCGTTATAAAACGAAACGATATGCTCCCAATCGGCAGGCTCTGTAATAGGTTTACCGAAGCTTTTAGGTGGGCGACGACCTACAACATAGTGAATGCCTTTACGAAAGCCCCACCTTTCCCAAGCAGCGAATAAGCCCGGAAGCGTATTTGTAAGTCCATGCTTAAATGTAGGCACTACGATTGCACCTGTAGAACCGACCATTCGTTGCATATTGCGAAGCACAAAAGGAGCTGCAATGCTATCTGTTTTGCCTGTACGACGTCCGGCAACGATAACAGTAGTATTTGCCCCAATCAACTGTGTTAATCTTTGAGGCGTATTAAAATACACTTCTTTACCTTTCTTCGCCATCGTCTAAATCTCCAAACAGGTCATCTTCTTCCAAATCACATTCTTCAAATTCCACATCCTGAATGTCAATAGATTCAGCAATATACTTATCAAGCATTTTTTTAATGCGTTCCTGAATATTAGGGATTGGCTTAATCCCCAATGGTGTAGGATCATCTGTCGCTGTAAATGGTTGTACCACAATTTCATCGTATGGTATAAGTTGTTCATCTTCCAAATCCACGCGATTATACTTCGCATAGCTTGATGCAGCACGTTCCATCGTCTTTGTATCCTTGCGAGCCTTTGCCATTCTATACGTCTCAAGCAACATTTCGTTTGCTCTCCAACGGTGAAAATCACGACTGGCCTTTGACAGCATAGGCAAAAGAGCTTTAATAATAGCAAGGTCATTATAAGCACAGCTTTGAGACACCTTAAACATTGAAACAGCTCTTTCCACAAATTGCCTGTCTTTCGTATCAGGATTAGCTATGACATAGCTGTATAAATCACGAATACGCAAAACACGTTGAACTGTTATTTCATCGTATTTCGCACGCAATTCATTTTCGGAGGTAAATAAATCCGTTTGACAAACATTTATGGTAGCAGGCAATGGCATAGCTATTCGTCATCTTCCATATCTAGTAAATTTTTACGGCAATTTTCAAGAGCAAGAGGTGAACCAACTTTAGCAAGCATCGTTTCTTGCGTTCTCAAAGCAAGCTTCAGCGATGCTTTCCCTTTGTGGTAAGCTTTGGAAACATCGGTATCTTTTTGTGAGATATCCCAACGCAGTTGTTCTGAAGAAACATTGAGAATTGTGGCAATATCTGTAATTGTCATATACAGAGCTGCCATTTTTTCGATCTGTTCAAGTTGTAGAGTGGAATAAGTCATGTAGAGGGACTGAATGATATGTTATTAAATCTGTTACTTGCTTGTGCAAAGTGGTAAATATTTCATAGTCAGTAGAAACGAACGCCGATTCAGCACGATTTCCTCGTGTCAGGTTTTGCGAGGTAACAACCGAAACCGTATCACCGGCTTCTGATTTTACCAATAAAATTTTGCTGTGATTGTCAGCGAGGTATGTGTGTTGAATAACTTGAGTTATAAACGACCACAATTTGAATGTTTTGGTTGTGGCTTTATGGTCCAATACCAAGTTAAACCGGCTAACATTTCCCGATTTTTCAATAAAGTACAATCGGCGAATAAATTCCTCGGAGATAGAAAACGACGTTTGCCAAATCTCCGATTTGCCGACTTGTTCAAGGATCCATTCCAACACATCAGCAACTTGCACCACATTTGACAAATAAGCTTGAAAAGGGTTAGAATCAAGAGGGCGCAAGATGCTTTCTATGTCAGTATTTCGTTTCATGAAATGATACCCAATTCTTTAAGTTCGGCTGTAAGTTTTTCCGTCGGATTAACAATTTTACCGAACCAATCGGCAATTTGGATTTTCAATTCTTCAGTTGGGGATTTCTTGTATTTACCTTTATTGAGGTTCACGAGTCGAGTATATTTTTTACTCTCCTCACGAATATCAACTGAAAGAGCAATAGCTCCACTCCCGGCTGTTCCTATAAAATGATCATACTTCTCCCAATTTTCATGAAGTTTTTTATCAAGCGATATCAGCTCCTTCAAATATGGGTATCGGTCGTTGTCGGGGCAAGTTTTACCCTCGACAGAGAGCAAACGCAATTGAGTTTGAACATCTCTCATTCGTTGTGTTATGCTCAAATTCTCCACATAAAGAGCTTGAATCTCATCCGGCAACGTATCATGGTCTGTTCGCTTCCCTTTCTTAAATTCGCTTGCAGGATTATCCTCTGTAAGCGATAGATGCTCGGCCACAATAACATTAACTTGAGCTTGCATTTGTTCCACCTCCTCATGAGTGATATTCTGCAATCTCACATTAAAATGTTTACGCAATTCATAGTTAATGAACTTCGCGTGTTTCTTTGCGTTGAACGAAATATTGCGATACATGATTTTGTTACCGGTGATTTGTAGTAACATCAAAGCACCTTTGTCATAGTCGCGCTTTTCTTCCGGAGTATTGAAAAAATCCTGAAGTTGATTAGTAAATCGATTATCCATTTTCAAAGTTTGTTATTTATTCCAGTAAAAAATAAAATATTTTTATCGTACCGAGAAAGCAGATTTTTCATAGCCAAAAGAGTTTGCCCTGTAGTAACAAAATCATCAAACACGATAATATTTCTTTCTTTAGGCAACCGATTTAGCGAAAACACAGCATTCACTCTTTGTCGAGATTTGCAAAAAGCCACATCTTCGTAAAATGGGATAGCAAGCTTAACAGCTATTTGCTCACTAATACGAGTAGCAAAGTTCTTAACCAAATGACGACGCTTCGGAGTGGTACAAATCGCCCAATCGCCTAAAGAAAGGGAATCACCCAATATTTCAGCGATAGCCGGAGCTATGTTTTCAGCGAAATAATCAACCATAGCATCATCAGCTTTAATATCAGTAAGAGTTCTGCCATATAGGGATTTCTGCCATAGCGAAATAAAGAAAACACCACTACGTCGGGTAATTCTTATTTTGCGTTCAAAATCGCATCTTGCTTCAGTGGATTTGTCCCAAGCTTTTCTCTGTTCCTCTGCGAAAATATCTTTAGGAGTAGGGTTAAAAGCAACGCCAAGAGTATTCAGGTCAATTTCAGGAGACGGAAGTTCATTCAAGAATCCATCTATATCAACCGTCTCACTCTTGGCGATATTATCAGCTTTTGACCTCATTATCCTTCAGAAGGAGCGGCCGAGCCATCACCCATCACCACTCCATCCTCGGTAACAATTTCACCGGGATAGAAAGGAGCCGGCACCACATCGGTAGCCTTACAGGTGATAGTAGTAGAAGCAGTACCGGTAGCACCTTGCCCCAAATCTTGAGCAACAGTAGTATCGGTATCATACATTTCACAGCCCACAACACGGAATTTACCGGTCATATCTTGCACCAAGAACACATTATCACAGTTGTTCATATATGCAGCGGCCGCAGTAGCTTCAGCGCCTACACCCGGGTGAACAGCTGTAAGAGTATTCAATTGGGTTTGGCTTGGTTTATCACCTTGCGCTTCACTTTGCACTTGCGATTTAGAGGGAAGAACATCGATGTACTTCCACGTAGCATCGGCAGCCAACGTAAAATTGCCCTCATACACAGCAGTAGTAGTTCTGCCGTTTGCATCTTTCTCCAATGTAGGCCATTTTACGATGAACGATTTAGCGATATAGTACAAACGGCGACGAATACCGGGAAGGACAGGGGTACCTTCGCACCATCCGAACGATTTTTGTAAATTAAGACAAGTTTTTTCAGCCATAACTATTCAGCAGATTTAAGTTTAACAACTTGCAATAAACGTTTATCCACAGTGTAGAACTCGGTACCAAAGAACATAGCCGCTGCGAATGTAAGCATCCATGGAGAGAAACGATCCACAACGATTTTCTCAACGTCACTCATTGAGTCGTAGCCATAAAGCATATTGCTTTTTGGAGTAAGGAAATACTTATCCGTTCCTGCAAGACAATCAAGAGGAACGATTGTAGTCTTGTTGTTAGAGCCTTCAACAAACGCTTGATTGAATTTCGTATTATACGAAATTCCACTATGAGTGAGCAAATAATTGTCATTGTAGGCGTCAGCAAACGCAGGATCGCAGAACAAGAACTTATCGAGTCTGCGAAGATGTGGATCGGCTTTACGTTCAATCATCTTTGCAATATCAACAGCATTAGAGTTGTCGATAACCCCGTCAAGTTCAAGCAAATTGCCGTTAGCAACAGATATATTTTCTGAAATGATTTCTGTGTCGGCAATAGTACTGAAACCGTCAAATAAATCATGTGTTGTATTGCCGTTCCCATCTCGTTTTGCTGTAAAAATCGCATCATTTAGATGAGCACCAAGTGACTTAGCAACACAAGCAAGCACAAGCTTTGCAGATGGGGCTTTAGCCTGACCATCGCCAAGGAACGCGGCACCCTCACCAAGCAAAGTAGTGATATATGCGTTAGGTTCAAAGTCCTCACACGCATTACCAAAATAAGTGCGTAAAGTACGGAATTTTACATCAGTAGTATTAGCACTTTTACGGTCGCTACGATAAGGTGCAAATTGTGCGTTACTTTCAGCAGTGCCAAGATGTAAAGCATTACGCACACCCGGCATTCCTGTCATATACTTAAGCGTGTCTTGACAAGAGAACAAAGGCATAAGGAGAAGTTCACGCTTCCACTTCTCTGCCGCTTTTTTATATTCCTCGTCCGAGAATGAAATGGTATGATTTGCCATAGTTTTTAGGGAATAGAGTTAAACATTTCACGAGCATTGTTAAGGCTGCTAACATAGTCATTGGCAAAATTTTCATCTTTTTTGCCATCATCAACAACCGAGGTAGAGGCATCAGCAGGTTTCTTTTTAAGGTTCTCAATTTGAGAATCCTTATCATTGACATCATTAGTCAAGTCAGCAACTTGCTGTTCAAGAGCCGCAATACGATCTTCAACCGATTGCAACTGGTCATCGGTAAGTGTAATATTACCGTCGTTAGATGTGAGGGCTTCGACTTGAAGCAACTCACACACAAATTTGAACGTCTTGTCCATAGCAGTAGTAATTATTTTTTTTGAAGAGTTAGTAGCAAAGAATGACGATAAGGAAGCAAGGAACTTTGCAAAAAATCCCTCTTTATCCTTTGTTTCGATGTTAGGGATAGGAATACCAGCCGAAGCCATAGCATTGATAGTAGCATCATCGATAGCTGGAGCAATGTCATCGGGTTCGTCGGTAATCTCATCAACGAATCCCCATTCAAGAGCTTCTTGAGCTGAAAGCCAACCACCCACTTTCATGAGTTCAAGCAAAGCTTCTTTATCTTTCTTGCATTTTCCGGCATAAGCCGACGCGATATTCAAATCAATTTTTTGAAGATCATTTTTTTGTTTTTCGCATTCATCAATGAGAGTTTGAAGCTGATCGGCGTTAAGCTGACCATATTTGAATACGAAATTAGAGCATTTATGCACAAGATACATCGCACTTGCATCAATGCTCACGTGCTTTGCTCCGAGAGATGCGATAGTGGCAGCACTGGCATTCATTCCCACATAATGAACATTCACATTACCATGGTTGCGAAAAGCCGACGAAATCGACAAGGCAGTAGCGACAGAACCACCAAGAGAGTCAATCAACACATTGACCTCTTGACCGTCATTCTTTTCCAAAATATAATCCACGTAGTCGCTGTCAAAGTCCCAGCCACCTACATAGCCTTTAAGATGAAGATTAAATTTTTTCTTAGCCATAGAGTTGTAAGATTTTACACAAAGCTACGGCTAAAAGTGAAGTATATAAAAGACTAAACAGCCACAGGGAGCAGTGATTTAATGGCCGAATGGGTAATATCTACCGAGTAAGCAGATACATTACCGGAGACAGTACCGGTGATGTTTGTTATTTTTACAATCGGGTATGGACGTTCTTTTGCTCCCACAAGAAAATTTTGACCATTCACGCATTGAACGACAAAAGCGAGTGGACGGTCATCAGGGATTTTTTGTGTAGTAGTAAATTTCAGTGTTGTTTTTTCACTTCTTCCGTTGTTATCATTGTCATTTACTGCTTCGCAGGTTGGTTCGCCTGAAAAAATTACATCAGTAACATCTGTTAGAATTGCAATAGGCACTCCGGCGATAGATTTCAATGCAAGTTGAGGTGTTAATTTTGAACATTCCAAAAATCCGATTTTGAAAATGCCAGGCAAAGAAATTGTACTCATTTTCCTTATTTTCGTTTATATACTTTGTTTCCTTTTGTGCTTTTTATTCCGTTTCTTCGGAGTCTTTTTTGATTTTTTTAACGTAAATTTTTCGCTTCCGAAAATAAAACTGGCGTATGACTTCCCAATTCTGCTCGGTACATTCAATGCCGTGCTTTTCCATCCACGCATAAATCAAATCGGTCAAGCAACAACATTCAATATTGTGCAACTTGTGGAGATCTTGCCACAATTGAACACGAAAGCGAATTGTTATGCATCGGGCAAGTGCAGCCATTGCTTTTGGGGCAAGATAATTGAAATATGTTGGATCCTTATGTTTGAATGTAGGAATAGCAATCGCTATGCTCCCTTCTTCTCTCAAATTAGGTACGGCATTGTTTGGTGTCGGCTCTAAAAAAAATTCGATAATGTCAGATTCCGACGATCGTTTTGGTAGATGGACTGATTCTCCCCCCATTTCATGAATGAACCATTGTGCGACGTATGGTTCTAATTTTATATATAACAATACTGGATCCATGGTGGTATATAATTATTAGCCACAAAGTTAGTAAAAAATAATTGAAGATTAATCGATTTGTATATTCGAGTTAATTGAAATGTAAATTTTCGACACAAATAAAACTACTTATATATTACCTTGAAAACACAAAAAAATAGTACAAAAGTACGGAATTGGCATAACACGCTAATAATCAGCGTAGTGCAACCGTACTTTTTTCGTACCATTTTTTTAGCCGTACTTTTGTACTGTACGTACTTTTTCGTACTCTCAATTTTAAAAAAAAGTACGGTCTTAACTTATTGATTTACAAATGTAAATCGGTATTCCGTACGAAAGTACTCTTTTTCCTTAAATATTAAGACTCAAATTAATTAAAAAGAAAAAATAATAAAATACACACGTGGCTTTGCCCCAAAATTTAGAAAATTGAGTACTCAAAATACTCTCATTCCACAAGCAACATCAAGCAGCTTGCCAGCCCTCCCGGCACCCTCCCGAATGTGGCTAAAATCGGTACTCGCGTACAACTGTACTGCTGTTATCTATGAGAAAGGGGTAACAGGGGAATTTGTGGCACGATGTAATATAACGCATTGAAAATAAACAAATTAAATAATTGCATAAAAAGAAAAAGAGTTACTATATTTGCATAGTAAATTGGGGGATTTCATTCTTTAAGAAAAGAATGAAGTGAGATTAAACAAAGTCTGTCGTAACAAAAATACCATCGCCTGACGTAACCCAAATTTGCTACAAAAGAATACCATCGCCTAATGTATCCCAGATTGGTCTCAACAATACCTTATTTGAATGTAGCCAAATAAAAACCCCGGAACAATGTCCCGAGGTCAAGCTATAACGTAAGTTACGCTGTCAAACAAAAAACTAACGAATAGCTAAAAATGCTTCTCCTATACGATGTAATCCGGATATAATGCGTTCACGTTGTGCAGGGCGAGGTTCTTTAAGAGATGAAGCATAGTGCGTCAATTGCTTTTGATTAATGCCGGTTGCACGACTAATGGCTGCCATGGTGGTAAATTGCTCTGCATTGCGAAGAATAGCCGATATATGCATATCATATTCTATCTCATATTTGCCTGATGCCAAATATTCAGGAACAGACTCGCCGTCGGCCAACATATCATTAATTTGTGCCTGTAATGAAGCCTCAAACTCCGTTTTAAGACCTTCAAGAGTTTTGTTTGTTACTATAATAGTGCCAAATTCCTGTGTACCCCATACACAAGAAAAATTCTTATCGCACCAATGAATTTCGACTTTAATTCTTACCATAGCCATTTTATTTTTTTTGCAAGGTGGCTTATCGCCACCCTGCTTGTTTCCAAATACTGTTTAATAAAAACTGACTTAAATTGTCTTTACTTGCGCCGTTTACTGTAACACGACCTTTTTTCGTTGGATGCTTGAATTGTCTATGGCTTCCTTTCTGTGAGATTTTTACCCAGCCATCTTCCTCAAGCATTTTAATTACTTCCTTTACTTTGTATTTCTTCATTACTCGTTAATGTTTTTGTTTGACAATTCAAAGGTAGTAATTTTACTACTAATAACAAAATAAATAAGCAATTATTTTGCTCAAAAAACATTTTTTATAAGAAAACCGAGTTCAACGGCTTTCACAAGCGATTGAACCCGGAGAAAAAAATGTAAAAACTATTGGTTTGAATAGTCCGGTTATCGGGGCTTCATAGCCCAACCATGGAGTCCATCACGCAAGAACACCACCGTATAGCCCATATCGAGCATTACATTTGCCACTACATTTGCGTTGAGATCTGCCATGTCGGCAAGGTCGGTGATAATTTCCTCGGTAGAACGAATCACCATACCCATATCGTTAGGATTTTCAGCCGGCTCATAGTTGGCCAAGTATTGAGCAACGATAAGAGCCAAGCCTTTTATTTCTTTATTTTTCGCCATTGTCAGCCTCCTTTCTTAAGTTATGTTCTGCAATATAGTCATTAAGTACATCAGCGATAAAAACAATATCTTCGATGTGGTCAAGCCACAAATACCATTTCTTGCCAATGTTGTTGGTTGTCTCGATTTCGCCCTCACCATCGCGATATGCTGTTATAGCGACTTTCAGTCCGTTGGGCGATTCTGTTATAATCCTATTCATCTTGTCCTCCTTCCTCAAAATAAGGGTGATGGTCATCAAGTACGTCAAGCACCGGCACAGTATCGATTAAAGCAATCGTATTAGAATTTACATTACCATTGTCAATGTAAATTCTAAAAGAGTACCGAGAAAAAGAGTCAATTTTATACGGAATTGAAAGAGGATATTTCTTGTTAAGATTATCTACCGTATTCCTGATGGAACGGTAGAGCTCGTTACAAGCGGGTTCATCAACTAAAGCGCAACGAAAAAATCGTTTTATATACTCTGCAAATTCCTTACCTTTCTTTGTCTTTGTGTTGGCTGCGTAAACGGTAACACGATCAATAAATCTTTTCATTGTTCACCTCCTTTCGCCATAGGAACGATAGTGCGAGCGAGAGCGATACACGCAATGGCAGTGGTTACAGCAAAACGCACTGGGTGGTCGGTGAGGATATAGATCCAAGAACCGAGAGCAGATGCCCCAGCGACACACATGCAAAAAGTTTCGCTTGCTACGAGGTTAATCACTTTGTGGCCAAGAATTGCCACATTACTTTTAAGAGCGTTCCAATCAATTACCGATTGGAATGTTTCGGCTTGTGCCGGGAATGAAATTGTTTCTTTCATTGCTTGTAGAGTTTAGCATTAAAAAAATAAAATAATAATACATACAGAAAAACGGCTGCATATCCCGTCGCTAAACCCTACAAGCATCACTCCGAGGAGCAAAAAAGTAGTTGGATACACAGCCGTATTATTTGGCTATTTTGGTTGGGAAGATAACTTCCTTACCAAAGTATGTAGGCATAAAAAAAGCCCGAAAGTCCGAGCAAATAACCGATTGCTCAACGGAAGTGATACACACTTATAGGATTTAGCTGTCACAAAAGTAGTATAAACTTTTGTAACAGCCAAATTTAAGAGCTAATAATTAAATTATTTGCCTAAAATTTCAATCAATTCAGGCTCGTAGATAATCCTGATGTCATTGCCTTTGGCTCGCAGATCCTCGATCTTTTTAATCTTTGCCGGACCTGCTCCCTGGCCAACGACAACAATCGTAGTTTTGCCTGAAATAGCAGTATTAATATCTGCTCCGAGAGATTGGATTAACTTGCCTAAATCGTTGCGATTTGGATATGCATTAAATGTGCCTGTAATAACGACAGACGCATGAAAAAATGGAGTTGCTTTGTTCTCTACTTTGTCATCTGAAAGTTGGTCAAGGGTTGCACGTTCATATTTACGATCTGACCTGCTTGCGAATACCGCTTTTAATCCGCCTTTAAAGGTTTCAGCAATGACACTTCCTTGAATCGCAATGAACACTTTAGCACAAGCTGTTGCATCATCTAATGCATCGTGATGACACCCTTGCTCGATGTTGAATTGTTTACAACAATCCGACAAAGATTTTTCCGTAAGAGAATAGGTACAGAAGTTGTTATTTGTATCAATTCCGGACAAACCGTAATACTCCATACAACGGTCAAAGATATTTATATCAGTACTGCGTTGGTGGCAAACAATAGGAAGGTCGCCAATAAAATCACGAAGAACCGGGAACAATTCTTTGAATGTTGGAGCATCGACAAGCATATCAGCAGTAATGCCATGCACGACCGAGTTGTTAAACTCTCGATTATCCGGGATAGGATTAATCAATGAATAAAATTTTTGAGTGATATTGCGATTAATCACTCTAACAATACCTATTGCACACGCACTGGTATATTCAGGTGTGAATAGTTCAAAATCGATTGCGACAAAATCAGGAATATTCATAGAAAAGAATTCATTTATTTAAATTTTCGTTTAATAACCATTCCGGAAACAACATAAGCAGGTCTATTATTCTGAACAGTAAATAGAATATCTAAGTTGATAATTCCGGTTCCTCCCATCTCTTTAGCTTTTTTAGCAGCAAAACAAACAGCAGATTCAGGAGTGGCAAGAACGTATAATGATTTTGTTTTTGAATACCCCTTGGCGCTTTTCACCGAAGATTTAATAGTATCGGAAGGAACTGAAGAAACGACAGGAACCTCTTTCATACCTGAAATCTCGGTAACATCAATACTCCCAACAGGTGAATATTCAAAGCTAACGGAATTGGCTTCAGTAACAAAAACATTGTATTCGTCTGTAATTTTTGCATAATCAATAAATCCAACGTATTGTTCGAATTTCGGTACAGAAACACACGAATTCAACGCAATGGCAATTATGCCGATAATCATTAATTTTAGTTTACACATAAGTTTAAGATATTAAATACTTTTTATTATTTCAGGTATTTCTTTAAAATCATTAATCCAAATGACATTGAGACCAAGTTGCTCCATGATTTTTGTTTGACGATCTTCAACATAATTTTGAGTCCTTATATTGTTAAATTTTTCTCTTTTTAGAAATACAAAATGTCTAGGTTCTCCTTCACTTTCAGATGCCGCAAATTCTAGTAATCGTCTTAAGTTTGGATCTGACATCGAGAGTCCAATTAATAGGCATGTATTTCGCATCAAAGCATGTAAAGTATGAACTGTCGACCAATTATATGTATTTTTGTATAATTGGTGATAGCTTTCTTCCGATAGAATAGGAAATACATAACTATTATTTTTATTAAATGGCAAAATGCCATGCACATGATAAACTGGTATAGATTTAGGCTTTGGCGTGTTATTCCCATAAACAGGATAACAATCAATTTTCAAATTTGTTAATGCATGTTCTATTCTATCATCATAATTATATGTAATAATACTTTCAATACATGCATAGTCATTTTTTTTAGGGTGGAATCGTTCAACCAATTTAGCGATCTCTTTTATTAAATCAGAACTATTATTTTCATTATTCGGATAAATGCAATTACGAAATATCTCCAATATATCTTTATCAAAATGCCCATCAGGAAGCCTCCAAGATTCCATTAAGAACCTGCCCAATATAAGAGATGAATCGTGGCAATATGTTCTTATCTCATCAAAACAATAGTCGGTTAAAGGAATTTGCTTAGGAGATTCAATTAATTTTTTTAACAACGTATTCCAATCTGCTGAATCTGCACTAATACTAACTCCAGCTCCAAGAATTAATGTCGAACGAAAGTTTTTTAATGAGAATTTGAGACGGTCTATTGTCGATATTTGTGAATTTGTTTTAGTTATGTTCAATCGCTGTTCTGAAAGTTCTCTAAGTGGTAAGTCTTTATACTTATTTGCCGCTTCATCTATTTCGTGTCCTAAAATTTTAAATTGAGAAAATTCCTTAATTATAACATTTAAATTATTTAATTTAGAATCAATCTCTGTTGAAACTCCACGAAGTTTTTCGTTGTATATGATTATTAAATTCTTAATTTTAGTTTTTTTTACCCGATAACAGATTCTATCAATAGAATCAAATAATAACCTATATTTTATTTCTATTGCTGTATTGGGTTCTATATTGAGTTTCTTACAACCTTTTGGTAAATAATAATCAGCGACATAAAAACCACCATAAAATGTAAATTTTTCATTTCGTTTAATATCAGAGGCTCCATTCTGTTTAAGAATATCATATATTCTTTCTTCTAAAATCGTATAAGACCCAATGTGATTATTACTTTCCATTATATGTTAACTAAATTTAGACCTTCTAGATTCTCTTGTTCTACACTGCATATTCTCCAAAATCGATTGCTATAAAGCTAAGGATATTAATAGCTAAAAATATTAAACTTTCGCAAAGATAATCAATTTCAGCGAATTAAAGGCTAATAGGAAATATATACAAATTAAGACATCATCTTTATTATTACATGTCAAATTATACATTCCTAAAGTTCAAGTTCTAATCTATCATACATTTCATTTTCTTTATCCAATGAATTCTCATTCAAATATGAAACAAATTCATCAATCTCTTTATCATTTATTCCATTTGTACAAATAATCTTAAGATCATTCTGAGAAAATAAAGCTTCTACCCTACCTAAATTCATTTTACGCAAATGTTCAATTATTGCTGTGCGAGAATATTCATCATATGTAAATATTGTTATTTTTTTTGCATTTATCCTTTGCATTTGACCATCACACTGTTTTCGAAAAAAATCCTCAAAGAAATGATAATCATTTTTACTTAATGAATGACCAAATATTACAATATGATTCGCTTCAAATAAGTCATATTTAATATTATGTGATGAATAATTGGGATCATTTACCTTTCGCAGAAATAGATAGTTTTCATCAATCTCTATTTCTGCATTAGTGCCGAGTATTATTGTATCATCTGCTATAGATCCATGAACATGTTCATACCCAAATAATGATGACAACCCCGGTTCTATTTTTTCTGCAATACTTTTTAAGTCTGTATAATTGAACGAGTATATCGATGAAAAATAACCATTTTTTATGATTGCCTTAAATACCTTTACTGCTGATGAGCTTTTATTAATCTGACGGCTTTGTTCGTCCTCAAGATATTCTTTCAACTGTATTTTTAATGATTTAAATGTTATTTTATCATCCATTGAAGAGGATATATTATATCCTGGTACCGTCTCATTAATTCTATCAGTGCCAAATCTCCCCAACAAAGCTTCTAAATCAAACCACGCTTTTGCATTTTTATTTTCTTCTAAATAATAAAATAGAAGTCCTTTACCTATTTGACTCCAATATCGACTATACGCAAAATTTGAAAAGCTTGTTTTCCAACCTAAGTCAAGGTCAAATCCATTCCCAATTATAAAAACATTCTTTTCCATGGCATTATATATAATTAATCATTTGTGCAAATATAGTAAATTTCAGTGAATTAAAGGCTAATAAGTAATTTTGAAGTAGGCTATAACAAAAGCTCGATGCACAAAAAAAAGGCGTACCATTCGGCACGCCTAGCAAGTCCTTGAATACATCGTTATATTGGAAATCAAACGAGATGGACTTGGCTTAAATCTTTAGCAAAATTATGTAATGCTGCTTCAATTTTAGCACGTGTTTTTGCGCTTGGATTTCTACGACCTGTGACATAATGCGACAACTGTCCTTGAGCTACACCGGTAATTTTTTCCAACCCGGCGAGAGAAAGCTTACTACTATAATAAGCAAGAAAAGAAGATACATCATAACTGAATAACATATTTATCTCCTCAAAATCCTTTCCTTTTGCCTCATAGTGTTCTTTCATTCCTTGATATGCAGCTTTTATATCAGCGATGGCTTCTTCTGCTGAAGAACCTGTACCACAAACACCGTAATCCAAACGGTCATCATCAGGCATATAAGCGCTATAAGTACCGTCAGAAGCTCTTTCAATAAAAATTCTAACATTTTTCATATCAATATCATTTTTAGTATTAACAATTTAATTGAATGGAGGGATTAGTTAATCCCTGCCATTCTTTTTATGCTTTTAAGAGTTCCTGTTGCAACTTCTTGTTTTTCGTGGTGGCTTGTTGTAAACTCTTTCCCGGTTTTAGGACTAAACCACAGAGGATGTCCTGCTTGCGTTTCTCCTGTAGGGTAGCACCCATTTTTACGGAGGAGACGATGTAATTCACTATATTTCATATGCTCTCTGTTTGATTTCCGATACAAAGATAATGATATTAATTTTAATATCAAAGTGATTTAAGAATTATTTTTCATTAAAAAAGTCTTGGTTGTGGGTTTAGACGGTCGGTTCGGAGTTTTGCCAGGCTTTCTTTCTTCTGTCGAAGTTCGTTTTTTAGTTCGTTGCATATCTTCAGTAAGGTCGTTAATTTCTTCAAGCAAACGGATTTCGATTTGATTCTGCTCATGTTCACGTTTAGAGGTCCCGGCAAAATGGGCATAAAGAGCCTTGGCACATTCTATACGATATTTACTTACGAATGGTCGAGCTTCATCTGACACATTTTTCGGATTAATTGAACCAAGCCATAAGTAAACGTACATCAAAGGCAAACACACCATTTCATATTGTTTGCCGTCAGCTCCAGTTGTGGTGTGTAGCACCATAACTGAACTAAACGTTTCATCACAAGATAGTCTGTTGTGTTGGCTCTTAAAATCAATGCCAATAGCGGTACAAATTGGTTTGATAGGCACCAATGTTTCTCCATCATTGACGGTCGAAACGATATCAACATTGTTGATACGTGCAATAGTTAATTCATTCATTGGTAAAAAAAATTGTTATTATTAAAAAAGTGTTGATTGCGAGTATTGGCCGATAAGGCGATTTACTTCAGTTATTACATTGTCGGAAAAACGTGAGGCGTATTTCTTTATGTAACCAAGAAAATACAACACGGCATTATTCGCTGTTGTGCTATATCCATTTTCAAGCGACGGTAGCTTGTTAGCGTTTCTGCCATTGAGAAAATAGATATCGTAGCCAAAAGCAAAACGACCATTGCCAGCATCGGCTATGAGAATTTTAACAATTTCCTTTCGGTCATCATAGACAGTAACAGTTTCAAATTTATCTCTAATAACGTCACTATCGGGGATTCCGGGACAACGTAGAGATTCAAACGGATTTACAAAGTCTTGCATACTTTTCACGAGCTTTAGAGAGTAAAACATTAAATTCTTTATCAAACTGCGACAAATCTTCTACACGCTTTTTGTAGTGATAAGCAGTTGATCTATTGCGTCTCAAATGCCACACGGCGACGTAATCACGAGTGCCGTTTTCTGTGGCAATAGCAAAGAAGATTAACCGGGCAAACACACATTTTTGCTGTCTGTCTCGTCCTTTAGCTTGCCTTGTACTGCATCGAGTAATAGAGCAAGCCACATCGAGTATAAATTCTAATTCTTGCATAATTAAAACGGTTCGTTTTTAGCCTTTTCGGTTGAAAATACAGAGAAATATTCATTACCACCCGACTTGTCTGCACCTCCGATAAAACTTTCTCCTGGGTGTTCTTTGAGCCAGTCGCCAAAAGTAATGCCCTCTTTATTAGGTTTATTCGGGTTGAAATGATAACCCTTGAATTGGCAAAAGAGAATAAGCTTTGTACGGAAGTTTGACGGAGTAATGCCAAATTTAGAATCGGGGAAAGAGCTATGGCAAGCATCATACATCGCTTTACGTCCCATTCGGTCATTAAGATTATGCCCTGATTCATCAAAAAACATTTCAGCCCATTGTACAAAAGCTTCACCCATTTGCTGCTTGAGTGTTCGCATTGTAATATCTCTCATTGGCGGCGGTACAGCACCTTGACCGTTGCGATACCAACCCTCTGACAGAGATTTGAGGTAAAACATTACACATTCAGCCATAAAATTGTCAAACAGGCACCATTGTTCATCGTCCCAATCGGCGAAGAACTGATGGCCAAAATCATCAATGGGGCGGTGATTGTCATTATACCAATCGCTAAAAGCCATAAATGTGATACGTTCAAGAGCTGAACGGTTATTTGCATTGATAGCATGATTTGTGGTAATGTAGAATTTAGGTGATTTTTCATTAGGGATAATGAAGCGAGCCTTTGTTTTGGGGTTCACGGCAAGGTCGCCGGTGACGGCAGCAAAGAACCGTTCAAAGTCAAAATTAACACGCACGTCGTCAATAAATACATTGCGAGTGCGTAGTGTTACATTTGAATAGATGTAATCGTCATCGTTTTTTAAGGTTTTGCCGTCAATAGTGGTTTGCTCCAGCATCATTTTTACAGCAACCCCAAAAAGCGATTTACCGGTACGTCCATTTGATTGTGAGACTTCTCCCATTTGACCGTCCATCGCAACAATAGCTTTCAGTTCTGTTTAGTATTTATAATCACAAAGCAAAAAGCCAATCGATGTAATTTTATTGACTATATGTTGTTGATACTCCATTTCGTCAGTTGCCGATGGTGTATATCCGGGAATGTTCCAAAAGTTGGAAACATTGAGCAGAAATTTGAAGAACTCGCAGTTCATGCCGTTCTCGGTTGGGTGAACAAGAAAACCGAAATCCGGATTATGCTCGATATGGTCGATTATTGGAATACGTTTGAATTTACGACGAATAACCTTATCTTGCCACACTTGACCGAGTATGTCGCCAAATTCAATACCTCTCGATGTGATTTGCAGTTGTCCGTTTCGGTAGAACATTCTCTGTATGTGTGGTTCAAATTTATCAAAAGAATCGTCAATTTTTGCCAATCGCTCCAATTTATCGGGACCAAGCAAAGAACCAAGCCGGGAGGCAAGCATTGAATGAACATCACGGTCTTTACACGCCTGTAAAGCATAGTGATAAACAAAATCACGTATTTCGGTAGGTCCTGACAAAGAGACTACACCATCATCGATTCTCACAAACTTATATTGATCGACTTCCAAGTCAGAGGTATGAATACGATAAAATCCGTTGGCTGATATGAATTGTAAAGCTTCAATGTAGTCAAACTCAACTGTTTTACGACCTTTGTCGTTGCTCCCTATAATCCATAAATCCCTGTCGGAAGAATACTTTGAGGCTTGAATCAGTTTGCCGTCCTCAATACGATAATTAATTTTAGCAAAACGAAATTGAGGCAACTCCAAGAGCTGTGATTTGTGGCGTTCAAAAAATGCGTCTCGATCATTCAACCCCCAAAAGTCTTTTATTTGGAACTCTGTTTTGGAAGAAATTTTGTGGATATCCAAAAATGTTCCTTTACCATCATGAGTGTGAATAACGGTGTCAATTTCTTTAGCAAGCACATCTTCACGACCTTTTAGGGTATTGACGAACAAATCATCAATTCCCTTATCGCCTTTTTCGTTTGCGTTGATATGCCCGAAAAAAACATCAACACTAACACCAAGGTTATGCATTGTTTGTATGTACTGCTTGAACTTGATGACAGCCTTTGCAAATTGATTAGGACGCTGATCAACATGGTCTCCAATCTGCAAATTGCGATGTAGATTATCCCAATCGCTATCCATAAGAAGAACCACATTTTTAATTGTGCATTGCTGTACGAGGTATTGCAAGTCCTGGATAAGTCCGGTTTCTGCATTACCGATATTGTAGATGCCTTGAATCCCAATAGAAGCAATGCCATGTTTACAAGCTTTTTCCGCAATCTTTTGATGGGCGAAGAGAATGTTCTAATGAACAGACATCTTCATATCAAGGCAAAAGAATTACTTGATGGGGCCACCCCAGCAAGTACCCCATCAAGTACCCCAACAAGCACCCCGACAAGCACCCCGACAAGTGTCATCCCAGAGAGCGAAAATGTTAAGCGTTTAATTAGTGCTATTGCGGAGAAACAGCTATCGGTAAAGGAGATAATGGCTATCGTTGGATTAAAGGATAGACCAAATTTTATCGAATATTCTCTTTCTCCTGCTATGCGGGAAGGATATGTTCGTATGCTTTATCCTGATTCTCCGCGTCACCCCCGCCAAAAGTATTTATTAACTGTTAAGGGGTTAGCTGTATATAAGGAACTTTCGAGATAGCATACCACACCAATAGTTTAACATTAAATTGTCTTTACAAAAAGAGGCTGTGTCAAAATCCAAAATTTTGGCACAGTCTCGCGTTGCTTTATCCATAGTTGGCGTTCTAGTTTTCTTTGCCAATATGTTTATTCAGAGTCAGATCTACGAGCAATACCGCATGTTCTTTTTCCTCCTTTGTAGCATCTTTAGGTCGCCATGCAACAATAAAACGAATAGAAACATCTGATACAAAATAATCTTTTTCGTTCCAAGTGGATAGTTCACCCATTATCTTCTGTGATAATTGGCATATAGGTTTATTTGTTTTTAGATCAAATAGATATCCATTATCATAGCGGAGTTTTTGCCCAGCACGCAATGCAAGCACCTCCTTCTTGCGGTATTTGAAATAGCCTAAATTCACATCTCTATGTGAGAGTTGTAGAACAATCTCATTAGGCATATCGTAAATAGTATGTTCTACCCTTTTTTGAACAATGCTTGATTGATCAAACAAAGAGCTATTAGTATGTATAAATAGTCGTTGTTTAGCACGAGTTATACCCACATAATATCGGCGAAGCACCTCATCGGTCAATTGTCGTGGTTCGGAGATAAGCATATACACATCATCAAACTCCATTCCTTTTGACTTATGTATAGTTGAAACCACCACATCTGCATTTTGCAAATCACAAAAATCCTCTGCCGATGACTCAAATATATACTCTTTGAAATCGGTCAAATACTTTGCTTTATTAGTATCTTCAAATAACTTGATACATTGCTGTAAATAACAAAGACTTGCCGAGTCAGCATAGGTGGAGTATGTCCGCTGCTTCGACTTTTCCCACACTTCATCTGCAATGAGAGGAGTATGTGTATCTGCCTCAATACATTTTAGGAAGAATCTCACCTCTGCCATATTCCAGAAGCGGAAACCATCCATGCTTTGAATAAGCTTATTCTTTAGGTTATACTTTCTCAAAAGTGCCACCATAATTACAGCCTCTTCGTTAGTCTGAGTGAGGACACACATAGTGCCACGCCCACGATGATTCATTAAATCATCAACGAGGGGTTGATACATATAGGTCGATGCATGTTGAGTTATATTTACACTTCCAGCCTCTGAACTCATCGATATGATTGGACGGCTCTTCATTCTATCTTTTATAGCACCGACAAAATTGTTGGCACACTTCACTATATGTTGTGAGCTGCGGTAATTCTCTGTCATCTCGACAAAACGACCATTGGACTCTTTGAGTAGCTTTGCCATATACCTTGAATTAGACCCACGGAACTCAAAAATATTTTGATCGTCATCTCCAACAGCAATTACACGCATCTCTTCGTTTGCTGTCATCAAAGCGTGTACTAACGCATACTCATCAGCGCTCATATCCTGAGCCTCGTCAATCACGAGGACAGTCATTGCTATGCGATTTGGTTCTACCTCTCCGTCATTTATCATTTGTGCTGCGCGTGACACTACATCTTTTGCATCATCCAGATTACCTATTCTGCCAAGCAAATCAAAGCAATAGGAATGAAAAGTCTTTATCTCTACAAAATGTGCAGCATTACCTATCAATCCCATAAGTCGTTGTTTGAACTCCGTAGCAGCAGCACGCGAAAATGTGAGCATCAGTAATTGCTCGTGTTTTACATCTTCAAGCAAAAGCAGTGATGCTAGTTTATGTACCAATACCCTCGTCTTTCCACTTCCTGGACCAGCTGCGACAACAATACATCGTGACTCCTTGTCAGAAATTATCTCCATCTGCTTATCTGAAAGCGAGCCAAAGAGTTGTTCGTATTTTCCAGGTGTAACATTGCGCTCTATCTCTCGGACACGCTCGCCTTTGAAATACTTTGCCACAAAGCGCTTATAATCCATTTGGAAATAGTCTTGCACATATTGTAGAGCCGCATTGTAGTCCTTAACCATCAAATTAGCATACTCACCCACTATATGAACTTGCTGTATCTTCTGCTTATAGAACTCATTTAGCATACGATAATCCTCCTGCTTGTAGCGTAAACGATTATCTTTAATGCGGCGAATATCCATAGCATTATAGAGAACAAGGAAACCTCCCTCTAATTTCAATGCCCCAATTTTAGATAGATACAACAATGCTTCTTCAACATCTTCAAGTTGCACATCTTGTAATGAGCCAAAAAGATTAGAACTCTTCTTTATATCATTGAGTAGTTCGATAATAGAAAACTGCACACCTCGCTTTTTCTCTTCCTCCCCTGCCGAAGATAATGTCTGCCGGAATAGCCACTCCACAGCAAATTGACAAATAGCCAAACGTTTTTCAAATCGCTTTATAATGGAATCCAAATCTGCCTGACGAACGACCTCTATATTGTGTGCCGCATCCTCTTTCTTACGAGTATAACCCTTAATTGTGAGGAAGTATAACAATGTGCGAATATCTTTTTCTGTAGCCGATGCTATACCCTCTTTCTGTGCGTTATCATTCAATTGTTTGCACGATATCCTTAGAACATCATCGGGGATATTATTGAGTATATATCGTTCCAATTTTGTAAATTGTTCCAGCAATCGCTTAGACCTGTGCTCTGACTCTCCCACATCATTCAAATAAGCCGAAATATCCTTCGTGTCAGCCAATATTCCCTCTTGGCGCATTCGTTCAACAACTGAAACAACATCAGTCTTCTTGAGTCCAAGAATATCTGCCAAATAATCGACACGCGATTCCGCCACATCATCCTTAGCCTTGGCAATGTACTTTTGAGATATTAGAGATTTAATAACACGAACTGCCTTTTCAACCTCCTCACTTTCAAATAATACAGATTCAGTGATGCGCCTGCGCGCTTCATCCACATTCTTCACGGTAATACCTGTAGCATATACATGGGGCACATTATTGCCACGCTCCAAATAACCAGCCTGCTCCAAAGCGGCCAGAGCAGTACGGACACGCGTCTCAATATCAGATACCGAGTCGTCCCAACCCGCTTTACGTGCAATTTCCAATGCAGAACAGCATGCGCGCACACGATGCTTTGTCATCTCTTTAACCGCTTTCCAGACTTGCTGAATTTCACTAATACTCAACTTTGTCTGATTTAGCAGAATAAAGTGTTTGTCTAAGTCAGTGTCGCTATACAACACAAAACATCTTGCTTGCAACTCTGGATCTCGACCAGCTCGACCAGCCTCCTGCACATAGTTTTCCAACGAATCAGAAATATCATAATGTACAACCAATCCAACATCTTTCTTATCTACACCCATGCCAAAGGCAGATGTGGCCACAATAATACGCACCTGATCGGACATAAAAGCGTCCTGATTAGCAATCTTCTCGTCGGCATCCATTCGACCATTGAATGGTAATGCCTTATATCCATCACGCGAAAGTTTCTCCGCCAGAAGTTTTGTTCTTTTCGTTCTCGACACATAGACTATAGTCGGGCACGATGATTCTGCTATTAGTGATCTTAATTTTGCATACTTATCTTCGTCTGTATCGGCGTGAATAACTGAGTAGCGCAGATTAGTTCGTGAAGCATTAGATGCGAATAGTTTAAGGTCTATATTAAGCGTCTGTTTGAAATAGTCGCAAATATCCTGTACCACCTTTTGTTTAGCAGTAGCCGTAAAACATGAAACCGGTATTGGTGTGACGAGTTTTTTCTTTTTCTGATATTCACTTATAAATTTACCAATATAGAGATAATCAACACGGAAATCTTGTCCCCAAGATGAAAAACAATGAGCCTCATCTATTACAAAGCGCACCACATGTCGTGCCAATAAAATCTTCTCGATCGTCTTTGAACGCAACATTTCGGGAGCGATATATAGCAACGAAGCATCGCCATCTAAAACACGCTGAATTGCAAGCGAACGACTAATCGGATCGAGAAGTCCATTAATTGTTACAGCATCAGCAATACCCCTCTCCGCGAGATTATCTACTTGATCTTTCATAAGCGATTGTAGCGGAGAGATTACAACTGTCAGGCCATGTACGGAACACCCCTCCATCAATGCCGGCAACTGAAATGTAAGCGACTTACCACCACCGGTAGGGAATATAGCAAGCAACGATTTACCATCAACAGCTGCCTGCACAGACATCTCTTGCAGTGGCTCACCCTCGTATGCACGAAATTGGTCGTACCCAAAATACTGCTTTAAGTTATAATGAATATCGAGGTCTTTGTTACAATAATTACAACCACGAAGACATCTGGTGTGTCGTAATTGTCTGACAATATTTTCGACATTGGGATAATTAGATAGCACCCATGCTGGTGTAATAGACCTATGATCTGTTGTGTCAATCAACGCTAAAGAATATGCTAATTCACAAGGGTGTTGAGCAATTATATTTTCGATATCTGCATTCTCACAGATCTTTCCTTGATATGTAGAGCGTATCAAATTCGCCAAATCATCAGCCTCTGACACATTCGCATTAACAAATTGGAGAAAACCCTCAAATTCAGATATACCGTCCAATAGCGTAGCATAGATACTCTTTTTATCTTTCGATAATGTACTCCATCGGGCGACTTCATCCATTAACAGGTCATAAGCCTTTTCACAATCATTGACTGGATTATTTATCTGATCGCTAATCAATTTATCATCTTTCAATAGATGATGATATGGCTTTTCAGGGAACAGCAAAGGCGAAACATAAAGCGTATCGACCAACATCCATTGGTGGGCAACATCCCCAAAAAGGTATTTTGCATCATGGTGGATAATATTATGCCCACACACGAAGTCCACATCTTTCAAATAATCCAGCAACTCTATCTTATTGGCAGAGTGGAAAATGGCTCTATCCCACCTAAGCGCACCTATATCGTGAATACGATGATCTTTCATGCCAACCTCCACATCAATAAAGGCATAGCGTGAAGCATCACGAGATACAGGCTTAGCTGAGTTATCCACCGTATCGCTTATTGATTTTTTAATTCTATCCCAAAGAAACATAGTTCCAAGTCGAATATGTTTTGATTCTTGCCATTATTAATCTCAAAAGAAGACTAAAGTCTGTGCATCAACATCTGCTGAGTCTATTTAGATGGTGTTATCAGATCCCTTACATCCACATTCAACAACTTTGCAATTTTGTTTAATGTAGCTAAATCGGGCTGAATAGAGTTGCTACACCATTTGCTGACAGTGCAAGTTGACTTACCCAATTGCTCTGCCAACCATTTGCCTGTCTTCTGTTGTTCAACAAGTGTAACCTTGATTCTATTCATCGCTATTTGTTGATTATTCGACATCTTAATTCAAATTATATCCATTAAATTATGAACAAAGCTAATTATTATTTCCCATACAGCAAACTCTACAGCCAATATAATTGATGTCGCAACAATAAATTAGGCAAACACATTGATTATTTCCCATATTTTCGTGACTCTAAAAGAAAAAGGAGGTTTGATAAATATAAAGAATACCTAGACAACGCTATTAAAAAACTAACCCTCATTACGTATTGGAAAACCTCAGTTGTATTCAAAATGTGTACAACTGAAATTAACTGGTAGCTAATGGCGTTGAACTCGTGAGTCACTCACGAGTTCAAATTTGAGACTGAAGGGAATTGACTATTCGTGCTGCTACGAGCAAGAGTAATTTTATTATTCTCGAGATTAAACACAGCGAGCGGCAGCCGGGGAGGTTGCCGCTCGTAGGTGGGGAGAAGGGGTTATTCAGCTGGAGCCCATTTGCAACGTACGGGAGAGACGATTGTGCCCTCTTCTTTGAGTTGCTTCATGGCTTTGTCAACTTCTTTGCGGTCGAGTCCGCTAAGTTCAGCGATTTTACCTACGTTTAAGGGTTCACCGGCGGCTTTCATTGTAGCCAATACTTTTTCTTTTATTTCCATAATCTTAATGTTTTAATTTTTATTTTTTTCATCTTCGATTTTTGCTGCGTAAATATAACAATTAATTATTTGTTATTGCTTGCAACAAGCATTTTTTTTGCATTGTGGGTTTTGATTTTGGTGAGAAATTGTGTATTTTTACGATGTGATAATGCCATGGATATGAAGAATGTTTTTGTTTCGATATATCGTTTCTATGCCGACGGGTTTAAGAATATGACGTGGGGACGGCAGTTGTGGTGGCTTATTTTGCTTAAAGTCATCATCTTATTTGTCGTTTTGCGATGGTTTTTCTTTGAGCCGGTGCTATCGGGGAAGAGTGAGGAACAGAAAATTGAACATGTGGGCAATCAACTGACAAATAAATAAAAACAAAGAATATAACTAACCTTAAATTGTAAAACTATGGTCGATACCGCGTTAGTAGATTGGTCGAGGTTGCAGTTTGCACTGACGGCCTGTTACCATTGGATTTTTGTCCCCCTCACATTGGGGCTCGCCATTATTATGGCTTCGATGGAAACGATCTATGTAGTAAAGGGCGATGAGTTTTGGAAAAAGACAGCCAAATTCTGGATGAAACTCTTTGCCATAAATTTTGCCATTGGCATTGCTACGGGTATAATTTTGGAATTTGAGTTTGGCACCAACTGGAGCAATTACTCGTGGTTTGTGGGCGACATATTTGGTGCTCCGCTTGCCATTGAGGGAATCTTTGCATTCTTTATGGAAGCCACATTCTTTGCCGTAATGTTCTTTGGGTGGAACAAGGTGAGCAAACGTGTGCACCTCACCGCCACATGGCTCACCGGCATAGGTGCCGCCATATCGGCCATGTGGATTCTTGTGGCCAATGCATGGATGCAACACCCTGTGGGAATGGAATTCAACCCCGACACCGTTCGCCACGAAATGGTCGATTTCTGGGCGTTGGTGCTAAATCCCGTTGCGATATCCAAATTCTTCCACTCAGTATTTAGCGGTTGGATGACCGGAGCCATCTTTGTGATTGGCATCAGCTGTTGGTATCTTCTCAAAAAACGCGAGACACGCTTTGCGCTTGCAAGCATTCGAGTGGCAACCATAGTGGGAATCATCGGCACATTTGCAGTGATGTATAGTGGTGATAGTTCAGGTATTCATGCTGCCAAATATCAACCTATGAAACTTGCTGCAGCCGAAGGACTTGAAGATGGAGGCGAAGGCGCACCATTCTCGATAGTGCCGGGTGTGGAAATACCCAATATGCTCTCTATCCTCGCCACTCACGATGTTGACGGATATGTTCCAGGCATCAACAACCTTCTTGACGGCTACACCACTCCCGAAGGTGATACCATTCCCTCGGCCGAGGAGAAAATAGCACGAGGCAAAGTTGCCATCGACGCCTTCCGCGAATATCGCGCACTCAAAGACACCGACTCAGTCGCCGCCCTCGAAGCGCGCAAAGTGCTTGAAGAAAACATAGCTTATTTCGGCTATGGATATATCGATTCGCGCGATGAACTTGTACCTCCCGTAGGACTCGTTTATTGGGCATTCCGTGTGATGGTGGGACTTGGCAGTTTCTTGCTATTGCTCATGTTTGTTGTATTGTGGGCCGAACGCAGAAAACGCCTCACCGACATGAAGTGGCTGCTATGGGTAGGTTTACTCTCTATCCCATTGGTATATTTCGCAGGACAAGCCGGTTGGATTGTTGCCGAAGTGGGTCGTCAGCCATGGACAATCGAAGGGTTGCTCCCGGTTAAAGCCGCCGTGTCGAGTGTGAGCGTAGAAGCTGTGATGACCACATTCTTCATCTTCGTGGCAGTGTTCACCCTATTCCTTGTGATTGAAATGCGCATTATGATTAAGGCCATCAAAAAAGGTCCTGAGATTGAAACAAACAAATAAGCTATAGCCATGATTACATACGAATTTTTACAACAATATTGGTGGTTTTTAATCGCCCTTTTAGGTGGATTACTCGTGTTTCTTCTCTTTGTACAAGGTGGCAACGCGCTTATTTTCCTTGCCGGGAAGAACGAAGATGAACGCGAACTTATTGTAAACTCCACCGGTCGCAAATGGGAACTCACTTTCACCACATTGGTGACCTTTGGCGGTGCGTTTTTCGCATCATTCCCCTTGTTCTACAGCACCAGTTTCGGCGGTGCATATTGGGTGTGGATTCTCATTCTCATCACCTTTGTGCTTCAAGCCGTATCATATGAATACCAAAGTAAAGCCGGCAACCTCATAGGCAAGAAAACATTCCGCGTGTTTCTCACCCTCAATGGCTGCCTCGCGCCGCTGCTCATAGGCACTGCAGTGGGTACATTCTTCACCGGCTCACAATTCATTGTCAACAAAAATGCCGTTGGCGACATTGGCGCCCCCGTGATTAGCCGGTGGGCAAGCGGTTGGCATGGGCTTGAAGCCGTGACCAATCATTTCAATGTGGAATTCGGGTTGATGGTGATGTTCTTGGCCATATGCCTCGGCGCTTTATATGCGATTAACAATATCGCCAACGACAAACTTGCTTCGCAACTCCGTCGCAGCTTGATTATCAGTTTCTGCGGCTTCCTTGTGATGTTGGTATTGGTCGTTTATCAACTTCTCACCATGGACGGTTTTGCCGTTAATGCCGATGGCGTGGTGGTGATGGAAAGTGGTAAATACCTCAACAACTTCTTGCAGATGCCTATCGTCCTCGCCATGTTCCTCATCGGTGCAGTCCTCCTTGTTACAGGTGTGGTGATGACAATCTACAAAACATCGTTCAAACGCGGAATATGGTTTGCAGCTCCCGGCACAGTGCTTGCCGTGATGGCTCTCTTTATGATTGCCGGATATAACGGCACAGCCTACTATCCATCGTCGGCCGACTTGCAATCGTCGCTCACATTGAGCAATAGTTGTTCGAGCGAGTTCACGCTAAGCACTATGGCAATCGTGTCGCTCGCCATTCCTTTTGTTGTGGCATATATCGCCTACTTCTGGCGCAAGATGGATAAAAAATCAATCACAACCGAAGAGCTCAAAAACTCAGATAAATATTAATCAACCATAACGTTTTATTGTCGGGGAATATCATCGTTCCCCGACTTTTATTCAACCATTGCAACAATGAAAAATATTATAATCATAGATGGCGGACCTCGCAAAAAAATGAATACAGCGGCTATCTTAAATGCCTTTGCCGAGGGAGCAAAGAGTGTGAGCGAAGAAATTAACGTGAAGATTATACGCCTTTATGACCTCGATTATAAGGGGTGCGTATCGTGCTTGGCATGCAAGTTGAAAGGCAAGGCATCGAATATATGCCGTTTCAAAGACGCTCTTACACCCGTTTTGGAAGAGATTGCCACTGCCGATGGGCTTGTGCTTGGTTCTCCCATATATTTCGGCGAAGTCACAGGACAGATGCGCACTTTCTTGGAACGCTTAGCATTCCCATGGCTCTCATACAACGATTATGGCTTGACTGCGCCAAAAGGAATGCCGGTGGTATTGGTTGAGACTATGAACGGCACGCCCGAGCGCAACAATAGCAATGGGTTAGGCACCATGGCGTTTTGTATCACATCGGCACTTGGCGAACCTCAACGCATTGTCGCCTACAATACTTGTCAGGTTGCGCACTACGACCACTACGAACTTGGCGGGTTCTCGGAAGAAGCAAAACACGCATGGCGTGACCAAAACTGGGACACCGACCTGCTGAAAGCCCACACTGCCGGCAAAGAAATGGCTAAGAAAATATTATCATAAGCTTCTATCGCACCATATCAAATGGAGATCACCAAATAAGGACTAAATTCAATTATCATTTCACTTTTAAACATTCCCCAAATGAGCGACAACACATACGAAATAAAAGTAGGCACAACTAATGACATCAACGCCATCGCAGGGTTTCAAGTGGCGATGGCAATGGAATCGGAGGGTACAACATTAGACCTTGAACGAGTGACTCGTGGCGTAACAATGGCGATGGACGACGAAGCCAAAGGGCAATATATCGTGGCGCGTTGCGAGGGAAAAGTTGTGGGTAGCCTAATGCTCACCCGCGAATGGAGCGACTGGAATTGCCAATGGTATTGGTGGATTCAAAGTGTATATGTGGAGTCTCTACATCGAGGCAAAGGAGTGTATCGGGCAATGTATGAGTGGGTAAAACAAATGGCTCGTGAACAAAATGTTTCGCAAATACGCCTTTATGTCGATAAGACCAATTTTACAGGCCAACAAGCATATCAACACCTTGGCATGACTGAAGCCCACTACCTCATGTACGAAGAAGAACTAAAATAGATTTGCAATAAAAAGGTGATAAAAACATGTTATTAGTTAAATTAAATAATAAGCCCAAAAATCTAAAAGAAAAATCGCTAAGAGTTGATTTCAACTACTTAGCGATTTGTTGTGTGGTCCCACTTGGGAACTTGTAATTATAATATGTATATGTTTGTGGCTTATTGGTCAAAATAGTACATAAAAATGGAGCGATATTTGTTTATTGGTCAAAAATAGTACATAAATGCGGGTAATACCCGCATTTATTATTTCCATTTTAGTCTAAAATACTCGTCTATAAAGAGTTTTCGATACCGCTTTGACATACCATTATGTACCCTTAATTTAGTCTTCAAATCCGTATTTATCGCTTCGAGTATGTTGTTCGTATTCGGTATTGGTATATCCGGATTATCATACCAAGTCCACAGCCATTTGAGATGTCTTTTCATTGAAAAATATGCGCTTCTCACTCGCTGATGGGTATATGATTTCTTCCCCGTTTTTCGATCAAGAGTTCTATGTTTTAGCCATTCACCCCATTTGTTGTGCCACGTCTCTAACAGACCAATAAACGACTCCTTGTCAGTATGGCATAATAGATGTGCTATTTTCTGCAATTCTTTGCCAGCATCGGTCTGGGGATTCTTCGTAAGATACTCATCTACGGTCTTAACTTGATGAAAATGACAATATTGCACCTTATGCTTAGCAAGAGCTTGCGGCAGCCCCCATAGACCATCGCATACTATTGCAAGAATGTTAAAGCTGTGATTCACTAACCACTCAATACCCTCTAAATAGTCGGCAATGGTTTCCTTTTTATCGAGAAATTTACGCCACTGTAGCCGCTTGCGATAAGCATCCACAATAAGTAGTACCCCCAAAGTTCCTACCCCAATAAGTTGCGTCCATAAGAATTACCACCTCCTTGTATTTAGACACAATCCGCGTCGAATGAACCTGACGCATCCTTCGCTGCACGGTACTCACCGACAAGCCATGCCGTTCCGCTATTTCAGAAAGGGTTTGCTTGCCCTTTACATACTCTTCATATAGCCTCTTTGATGAAGTGGATCTGCGAGCTATTGGTAATACAGAATGGCGATGGCAGTTAGCACAAAAATAACGTTGACGACCCGCATTAAATCCGTGTTTTACGAGCCATTTTTGACCACATTTTGGACAAACTTTTTATCCATTTCTAATTCAAATAGCACAAATTTAAGAATTTCAATCGATTACAATATTTTTATGTACTATTTTTGACCAATAAGCCGATTTTTTGATTGGTGATAAGATTCCTTTCTTCCATTCACCCATTACCAGCTGCACAAGCAGGAAATTGTGGCGATAGATTTGATTGTCGAGAATGAGATTACGCCAATTGTCGTATCTCTCCATAATTTCTTTGACTTTGAACGACGCTTCAAAAAGTTCGTCAAGCTCTTCTTTTGTGAATTTGTCTAATTCCATAATCTGTGATTTTATATTGTGTATGATTCAAATGTTTTATTGTCTATCACGGCAATGCGTAGTGTATAGGGAGAGTGATAATTTTCGCGTACTATCTTTACGAACTCTTCATCATCACGATAGCAAAACCATAGTGCTTTTCTCATTGCATCTACATCGTCATCGGCTTCAATTCGCCACCAATTCGATTTTGTGTAAACTTTGTATTCGTTCATTGTTTTGTGATTTTATTGTGAAACAATAGCCACAAAGGGCAAAAGAGGCTTACGCCTCCTTTGCGACTTCGGCTTTAAGAATTTGATAATCTTTGTTATAGATTTCGGCATCGTGATTTTTCTTGAGGTACATCATATATCGGATAGCCGATTTAGCTGTTTTGCAACCACAGCCCACATTGTCTTCGGGTTTAACGCCACGGAAGTAAACATACCAGCGACCGAATGAGGGCTTTACGCAGATGAGCTTCTTTGAAAATACCACTTCGGGATTTTCCGATTTAACCACTGCCACTTCTTCCACTTTTAATCCAACTTGTGGCTCGTCTTTAGCCTTGCGTGAGCTTTTCTTGTTAGCTACTTTAACTTCTGAATTTGCAACTGTCTTTGACATAACTTTTGAGATTTTGAGATTAAAAACTGTTCACTGAGAGCGATTAAAATTTACGAGCAAATCAGGGCATGCGTCAAGTGGAGATAAGGCACAAGGATTTACTGCAAACAATACTATTTAACGTGAGTTCGATATAAGGGGATCAATAGTTATATAAAAACAAATCAGCCATTTAGCATTAACTAAATGGCTGATTCTCTTGGCAATTACGGATAATTTTAGTAAATTTATAGTGTCTAATTACAAGATTTACAAAAGATTATCGCAATGTTTACCGCGGACAAAATTACAGCTATTTTCTATCTTGCAGATGATTTCTGCAAATATTTTTCATCAGAATTGAAAAAATCACAAGTTGATGATGGTAAAAAACATCGAAACAAACCTTCCAGGCTATCTGAAGCTGAGGTTATAACAATCTTGATATTATTCCACAAAGGAGGTTTTAAATGCTTGAAGCATTATTATACCCAATATGTATGTAAACATTTGACACACTTATTCCCTAAAACTGTTTCATACAATCGTTTTGTGGAATTACAGAAATCTGTCACATTGATTTTAGCATTATTTATCAAGAATGTTTTATTAAGCGAGTGTACCGGTATTGCATATGTGGATTCAACTCCTTTAAGGGTATGCAAATCGCAAAGAATACTAATTCACAAAACATTCAAGGGTATTGCCCAAAGAGGCAAATGTTCCATGGGGTGGTTTTATGGATTTAAGTTACATTTAATAATCAATGACAAAGGTGAGATATTGAACTTTATGTTTACTCCAGGGAATGTAGATGACAGACAACCTCTTTATTCTGAAAACTTCATCAAAAATGTAAAAGGGAAATTATGTGGGGATAAAGGCTATCTTGGTGCTCAATTGTTTGAGTTCTTGTTTATGAATGGCATTCAGTTGGTAACCAAAATAAAAAACAACATGAAAAATATGTTACTTTCGGTTACTGATAAAATCATGATACGAAAAAGAGCTTTGATTGAGTCGGTTAACGATGAACTGAAAAATATTGCTCAAATTGAACACTCAAGGCATCGTTCTTTTGAGAACTTTATCTCTAATGCCTTGAGTGCTATTGCTGCTTATTGTTTCTTCCCGAAGAAGCCGTCTATTTCTGTGGAATTTGTGGACGATAATCAACTTACGCTTTTCTAATTATTATATCGAACTCTCGTTAAATATGGAGGTTTGGGCTATTTTTAAGTCATAAATAATAAGGAATTAAGTAGGTAAATTATACCTCAACATCTCTCAGCAGTGCTCCATAGTTGCAATGGTAGCCCATAAAGCCGCGTTTGATGCAGGGGAGGTTGAGCGTCTGGTAATACTTGTAGTCGTCATTCTCGGTGCAGAGGTGTTAAAATAGCACCCGTAAAGAGTGCTATATTAATCATTTATGATTGATTTAAGTATTGATAATCAACGGCTTACTTTCCGATGCAAAATGTAAGGTATATCATATAAATATATGAATTACAATTATTTAAGTATCATATAATAATCATTGAGTAACAAGCTGGTAACAAAATATATAAAAATTCCCTCTCAATGCTGATTTTTCAGACATTGAGAGGGGTATTCAACGCAACTGATGAAAGTCGCTTTATCGGCAACTGAAATCAGCTGCGACAAAGGTATATATTTTTTAGCAGACAGCCAAATAGTTAGATAAATCTTCGTATCAATGCAAAGAGAGGTTTCCTGAATATGATTACAAGAGCGGCGAGTAATGCAACGAGTGAGTAAGGAAACCATTTAATCGAAGTATGCTCCCACCAAGTTAATTCTCTTTCGACAGGCACAGGAACTTCGACTTTTTTATCTCTATATATAATCGAGTCTCGTACAATAATTTGCTTCTCGGTCTCGGCAGGTCTTTTCTGCGGCTTATTCTTCAAGTCGTGGAATAGTGAACCGTCCTGCTCTATTCGAGCATCGGAGGTCGCAAAGTCTGTTTCGAGATGAGAGGTACTATCCTGAGTTGTGCGTTCTGCACTTTGAGCAGGAACTTCGATATAGACCGTATCTTTCTCAGTCTTGATAATAACTTTGGTCTCAACCCTTACCGAGTCTCTTGTTTCTACGATAGACGGAGGGTAGAGTTTCTTACTGCACGATTGCATCGTGAGAAAAATCGCAATAAGAGCGATTAAATTAAGTAACTTTTTCATTTTGATAGGTATTTGATAATTCCTTTTATATGGAGATTTACGATAGCCTCTTTGCCTTTCTCTGACATCAAGTAAGTAACATCTACTTTATTATCCTGAAAGAGGTTCTCGGTTAGAACCGCAGCACATTTGGTATGCTTCAATACATAGAAGTTAGACTCTATATCATCGTCTCCGTCCACTTTATCGGTTCTGATAGGTCTCTGCTGAGTGGTATAGTGTCCTGAGAGTTTGCCCTGCACCATAATGTTGGTATAATCTCTCATTTCCTCCTCTGCTGCATCGTAGAGACATTCTGCCAAAGCATCAGATTTAGTCGTTCCTACGGTGGTATATGCACACCAACCGCCAGCACCGAGCCATTTTCCCTCAGCTCCTGCTGCGTTGATATGGATACTTACATAGATGCAGTTATCCGTACCGTATCTATCGCATAGACTATTGACAATCGATGCTCTCTTCTTCAATTCCGCAGACTGAGGCATCGGAACAATATCCTCAGGAATATCAATATACACAACATATCCCGCAGCTTCGAGTTTAGGCTTAATAAGATTGATAACCTCACGACTATAACGGAACTCTCTGAATAATCCGTCAGGAGAGCGTTTCCCTGCGACATTCGAGCCGTGAGCCGTTCCTAAGATTACGACTTTCATTTGTATTCAGGTAATAAGTATTGGATATTCATTGCCGAGCGATGCAGAACCTCACGAGCTTCCTCTTCTGATACTTGCATCGGTCTTGTAAATTCACAGAAAATCGAGCCTACCCAATCGTGAGTATTATCGCTCAATCTCTTTACGATTGCAGCCTCAGTACCGTAACTTGATAGCATAGCTTTCGCATACTTATCAGATACCTGTTCTTCTATATCGGTGATATAAAGAAATAGGTTCTTTACGAGGTCTGAGCTGAATTTTGCAACATCAGCAATATGGAGGTTCTGAATGTGAGGCTTCATCGGCTCAACGCCTTTTCGCTTCACTTCATAATAGATACTCAGCAGACTCTCATTCCCGAGAGGGTGCGGCTGCACTATATACACTCGGTCGGCATCAAGCTCGTGCAGAATAGTATGAAGCTCCCCATATACAATTGAAGAGTTGTCAGCCCTCCGCTTACTCTTCGCCTCTTGCTCATTCTTGTACTGCTCAATTTTAAGGTCTGTGAGCTTGTTTTTGGCATATTGATTATATGCGAACCACGCCGCAAGAGGCGTTGCAATAGCCGATATAATACCACCAATCGCAACTAAAATTTCAGGGATATTTTCCATATTCGCTAAGTATTTGCTACAAAGGTAGTCAAATAGTGCCTAATAGGTACTATTTTGAGGTAAAAAAATTATCTTTTCTACGAGATAAAATAAGCCTTCTAAAAACATCTTATTTTGCCAATCGTATTTATATTATTGATTATTAGCTTATTATAGTAGTATAATAAGAAACACCCCGAGGCAGATGCCGCAGGGTGCGTTCTTGTTAATTCATGTTATACCACCAATAAGGGTCTAATATCATAATGTTTACATATCCCTCATTAGCCGAAGAGTCATCGGAAATCGTCAGCGTAAATCCGCTTGTTGTGAGATTTGATATAGTTCCGTAACGACAAGCGGTATCTTGACCTGTGCAGAAAATTATACAACCTGATGGCAGGGTTTCTCCATTTTTCATCGTGAGATTATACACTCCTGCTGAACTCCTTGATAGACTTAATACGCTACTCAAAGAACGCCCGTCATACCAATATCCCGAAAGCGTAGCAGCTGAACCGTTATGCCCTATTCGCCCAATCGCAAGCGCACGAGGGAAACGACCTTTGGCATCACTTTGATTGAACGACTCTTGATTAAAACGACTCGTAATCTCCCAGCGACCATAAACAGCGGTATCATCCTCATCTTTGTATGCAAAGCAAGTCATTTCGACAATTTCCTGAGGCTTGACTAACGCTACATAACCTCCCATAGATGATGAAGTCCAAAATCCATCCTTTGAAACCACAAACTCGTTACAAGATACCTTATAACTTGCACCACCAAATGGAGAAGAATTGAATAATCTACACACTTTGCCAATATCTTCGATTTCACAACCCATACCGATTGATTTATCAGAAGTTATAGCAGGGAGGAAGAATATATCTACATCGGAGTAATTTCCTTTTGTTCCAGTTGAATGTTGTATAGTTCCCTTTAATCTAACCGAACCCTTTACTCCGTCAAGATATGCCATAGGATTACCATTTGAGTCAGTCGTTTGGCTCTCCATACGGCTATTGCGGTATATCCAACCTGCTATATTCGCATTCTCAGCCAACAAAAGGTCTGTCGCAATACTCTCAAAAGAAGCTCCAAAGGTATTCCAATAGTTTGTATCCGTTGGCAATTTATCTTTGAAAGTAGTGCCATTATTCGCAGCAATAGTATCTGCATCAATACGAGCGATATAATACTCACTACCATACTTTACACAATCAAGACGGATATTATTGCCATAGTAGAGCTTAGAGCTATTATAAGGACCTCTAAATATCATTGCAGGGCTTTCTCCCTTTGCTCCGTCTTTACCGTCATAGGGGGTAATCCTCACAGGCGTACTCCAATTGGTCAATAGAGAGTCATTCTCTCCTGATATTTTCGCCACAATCTGCCAAAGGTATTGCAGATTGCCGACACTCAGAACTGAGGTAATCCAACCCCTCGGATTACGGCTCGTATTCGATAATGAGGGAGGCGTAGAGGTTGAACCATTGACCGCATATCGATACTCGTAATAATCTCCTCCTACTCCGTCATCGCCCTTATCGCCATATACACCAATAACTGCCGCTTCGGTCTGAGAGGTGGTATCATCGGTATATGTTACAACCTCGTAATTCCAAAGATATTTATAGGTAGATGTCAATGCAGGAGGCGAAGTGAGCCACGAGGTAGGAGCGGTACTGCCTGATGTACTTCTTTGATAATACTCAGTAATACTCTTGATACCTCTTCCATCTTCACTATACATTCCGATTACCTGAGGAGTTGATGAGACAGTTTCGCCATTAGAATAGGTTATTTTCTCATAATTCCAAAGGTAGCGTTTATCTGCGGTGGTCGTCTGCAAAGTAGTCTTCCAACCGCTTGTAGATGTAGTTACGCCTGTTGCAGAAGATGAAGCTAAATAGAACTCTTCTACCTTGTTTATTCCTACTCCGTCATCGCCCTTATCGCCATATACACCAATAACTGCCGCTTCGGTCTGAGAGGTGGTATCATCGGTATATGTTACAACCTCGTAATTCCAAAGATATTTATAGGTAGATGTCAATGCAGGAGGCGAAGTGAGCCACGAGGTAGGAGCGGTACTGCCTGATGTACTTCTTTGATAATACTCAGTAATACTCTTGATACCTCTTCCATCTTCACTATACATTCCGATTACCTGAGGAGTTGATGAGACAGTTTCGCCATTAGAATAGGTTATTTTCTCATAATTCCAAAGGTAGCGTTTATCTGCGGTGGTCGTCTGCAAAGTAGTCTTCCAACCGCTTGTAGATGTAGTTACGCCTGTTGCAGAAGATGAAGCTAAATAGAACTCTTCTACCTTGTTTATTCCTACTCCGTCATCGCCCTTACTGCCCTGAGCGATAACCTCCCAATAACTTGTATTAGTCGGAACTATACCCTTGATAGGAGTTGCAGAAGTGCATCGATAAGTTGAAGTGAAATTACCATCAAAATAACTCACCTCATCGCCCTGATAGTAGGTATAGCCTGAATTATAAGCCCCTCGATAAACACCCATAGGAGCTTCAATTCCACTCTGACTCTGAACGAGCGTTCCTTTCAGTCGCAGCTTCCCGTCTCCCTGAGTATTAAAGTCGAGAACATCGCCCAATTTCATAGCGTTGGCCACCATATCGAAGAAGCTCTCTCCATTGCCCGAGACTATCTTATCGGTAGTGATACGACCAGGCAATATCTCGGTAAATCCATATAGAGATACATAACTTCTCTCTCCCTCATATTCAGAGTTTAATACGCCCACCAAAAGATGATAATAACCTGAGACATCATCAAGTGCGATACTCTTCTCAGAAAGCAGGAAAACGCCCTTTTCTGAGGTGTTATCTCGGCTTACCTTTGCATAGAGATAATACTTCTTTGAAGTATCGTCAAGAACCGCAGAGATAAACTCACTCATCTCCCATATCTTATACTCATTGCTTGCGTGAGTGCTTGAAATGGAAGAAATGCCGATTGTCATATGTTGCAGGAACGAATGAGGGCAGGAGAGCTGCTTTGTCTCATTGTTGTA